GACCCGACCGCGCACGCAGCGCTGTCCAATGCAGAGCGGGCACGGCTGGCCGCGCTCGATGAAGCGGACGCGCGCTGCAACCTCCTCATCCGGGCGCTCAAGGCGCTCATCGATCTCGCCGGCTTTGACCTGCTCGCCCGCATCGAATTGAGAGACCGCAAAACGGGGAGGCGCTACACATGACCCGCGAAGAAGCCAATCCGCAGGAGGTTTACACAGCGCTCGCCGAAGCCCGAAGAAAGCTCGGCAAGGCCGAGCATGACCGGCGGCGCTATGCAAAGCGCATTCGCATCCTGCAGGCGCAGCAGGCAATCCTGTCCCGCGAAACCAATGCCCTGCGTCTGGAGCGGGACATTCTCAAAACGGCTTTGACCGCCTGCGAAGCATGCCTCTATGGGACCGAACAGGGCAGACTCTCCAAACCGATGAAATCCATACAGGGGGATTGAAAATGAACCGTGCAGACCGCAGGCGGCAGGAAAAGGCGCGCAAGTCGGTGGATGCCCAGAGAACGGCGGTCGCGGCAAAGCGCTATGCGCAGGACGTCCGGCGCGACGGCGTGTTTGACGCACAAGCCGCGCTGCGCGATCCGTATTACATGGAGCAGATCCGGCGGGAGCGCGAAGCACAGCTCGCCGCATGGAACCAGAACGGCATCACGCGCGAGGACTTAAAGGCGGAATACGAAAAGGGTTACGCCGCCGCCCGAAAAGACCTCGCCGCCTTTACGATGCGAATGTTTTACGCAGCCCTTGCCATTTCCCTTCACCGGCTGTATAAATTTGGCGAGGGGCGAATTATTCGCACGCTGGACGCCGTACAGTGGACGATGACGGAAGAAATTTGCACCGCCGACATCCTCGCCCGCTGCAAGCAGGAAACCGGGCTCGACATACTGGACACGGATTACGACAACTAGACACCCCGCGAGGGCACACAGGACCGCTTCAAAGGGGTCGAATTTGTTCCCTTTGGAAGACGCCCCGCAGTGGAACACAGGAGGCAGCATGGATTTTTCAACGTTTGCCAAAGAGGTCTATCAGACCGCCGCCGCCCACGGCTGGCACGAGCAAAAGCGCCCGGCTTACGAGGTCATCGCCCTCATCCATTCAGAATGGTCGGAAGCGCTGGAAGAAGCGCGCGCCGGCCGGCCGCTGGTCTGGCATGCCTGCGGCATGATCAAGGAACACCCCGTCTGCGACATCCGCGCAGAGGATGGAAAGAACTGCCCGTTTTACCGCAAAGGTGCGCTGTGCGGCGTGCGCAGTCCCAAGCCGGAGGGCATCGCCGTGGAGCTGATCGACGGCTGCCTGCGCATACTGGACTGGCTCGGCGAGACTGGAGAGCCTTTCGAGATCGACTATGCGTATGCAAACGATCTCCCGCTTCCGGCGCTCGTCGCGATGCTGCACGGCTTCACCTCGTCCGCTCTCGACGAAACCGCCCAGTGGATTGACGCCGTATGGCTCGAAGAGGCCATGGACGCCGCGCTCTCGTGGATCGCTGCGCAGGGGCTGAATCCAGAGGAGATTCTCATTCACAAGCACGCCTACAACCAGCGCCGGGCCTACCGCCACGGCGGGAAAAAGTTCTGATCCATACAGGAGGAATACGGCATGAATCACTGCATCATCATCGGCAATCTCGTTCGCGATCCCGAGCTGCGCACGACGAACAGCGGAATCCACACCTGCACGTTCACCGTCGCGGTCAACCGGCCTCGCCAGAAGGATGGCACGCAGCAGGCGGATTACATCCCCGTCGTAACATGGCGCTCGCTCGCGGAAAATTGCGCAAAGTATTTAGGCAAGGGCCGCAAGTGCGCCGTCGAGGGCGAAATCCGCACGCGCAACTACGAAAAGGATGGCCGCAAGGTCTACGTCACCGAACTCGCGGCACACAATGTCGAATTCCTCACGCCAAGGGATAGTGCGGCGCAGGAACCCTACGGAACGCCCCAAAGCTCGCCGATGGAAGCCGGCGGCTTTACCGAGGTGGACGATGATGAGCTCCCGTTCTGATCCGCGCCTGCGCGCGTTCCTGTCTGAACTCCAGCGGCATCAGCCTGCCCTCTCAAGGCAGCAGCGCGCGACGCTGCGCGGTCTCGCCGTCTCCGGCGATCTGGAAGCCGCGCAAAAGGGACTTGCCACGCTCGCGAGGAAGCAACGCACAATGATCCAAGCGGGGTACAAATCCGACCCCAAACAAGCCGACGTGTTCGCAAGGAGGGTTCGCGCAAATGACGCCCGAAAGAATTGATGAAATCCTCGCCCGCTACCGAAGCGATACCGGCCGCTGCGGATGCCTCGAAATGCAGATTCGCGAGCTGGAAACCGCCATTCAACGCGCGCGTGCCAACCTCGTCGAAGACCTCGCCTCCGTCCGCTCGCAGGAAATCACCGACATGCCCAAGGGCACGGCGACTGGGAATCCGACCGAAAAGGTCGGAATCCTCCTCGCCTCCGGCTGGGTGACCGGCGAAATCCATGAAATGGAAGCACAACTCGCGCTGCTCAGGGAAGAATACGGGCAGCGCAGCTTTGGCGTGCTCTACATTGACAACTGTTTGAAGGGCCTCTCGCCCAAGGAGCGCTGGATCGTCGAGAATCAGGTCATCGATGGCGAATACTGGAAAGAGGTCGTCGCAAAGTTCAAGGCCGACTTCCACGAAGACACCTCCAAGGATTCTTTGAAGCGGCTGAAGCAGCGGGCGCTGGACAAAATCTATCGCATGGCAGAATGATACAGGCAAAATTATCTATAAAGTCTTGCGTTCTATTCGTAAATGCAGTATAATATTTTACAACACTACAACAAGCGTCTGAATGGAGGGTGTTCAATGGGATTTTTTGCGAATGCGGCTGGTAACACAGCGCAGGTCGAATATGCCTCAGCGAAAAAGAAAGGCTATATCGCGTGCAAAGATGGAAGAATCCATGCGTTCCTTTACACCTGTCTCGGAAAGGTTGGCAAAACTTCTGGATTTGACGAAATCTTTACTACCGAGATTGAAAACATACTTGCGTGTTTGTACTCTGATGGTTATGAAGTTGTTGACATCAAATTCCAGTTCGCATCTGATTTACAGCGCGCATCTGGTGTAACGGATAGGTATCCAATAATCGTTTTGTATCGCTAATCGCCGAACCTGTTACAAAACGTAACGCAAAGAAGGGAGAGGATCTTACGGGAAGAAAGATAAGGTACCATCCGGCAAGCGAGATGGTCAACGTCACCATTTGCGTGGACGCCGGTGTCAAGCTGGCGTGCGAGAGGATTTACGGCGAGCTGGGCGTAGACCTATCCACCGCCATCAACGTCTTCCTGCGCAAGTCCATCCATGCAGGCGGCTTTCCGTTTGACGTTCGTCTGGACGAACGCCTGACCCCGGCAGCAGCGCCCGAGCCGTCCGAACTCTCACAACATGCCGTCTCTGCAAGAGGCGCGGATTGAAACAAACACACGGGAATTATGAGGGGAGAGTGCTTTCAATGAAGAAGATGCTGGCTTGGTTTGTCGTTGCAGTCATGGTTGTTTTGGGAATGACATGCGCAGTTGCCGAAGTCGATGATGCTGTGTTTGAAGCATTTCAGGCAAAACTTGTCGATGAGCTTGAAGGCACAGCATCCGTCGATTGCAGATATGTTCCCGCGGGCAATGCAATTTGCATTACGTTGGAAATGAGCAATCTTACAGGCAGCGCGTGGGAATCTATGGATTATAACACACAGCTCGAGGCAATGGAGATATTCCAAATGTTTGTCTCGTCCATTTCTGATACGGCTGAACAGCTATTCGGAGAGACTCCAACGTTGATCGTATTCCAGTCTGAGGATGCAGTTCCCGTTGATGCTTATCTCAATCGGGCGCAAATTACGTGGATATTGAATTGAGGGCAAGAATCATCTGCTCAAAGGAGCGTTTCTGCGGAGCAAACGGCTGACACTGCCATTTTGGCCCAAAACCCCTCTGCACCGGATTTGCACCGGAAATGCACCGGATTTGCCCCCTTCCCAAGTCAAAATTTGTGTGGTATAATCAAAATAGCTTGAACGGCGATCAAATTCAAATTGATCGTCGTTTTTATTTGCAGCATTGCTTGAAAAAAATCATCCGAACAGGAGGTGTACGCCATGGAAAAGCGATACGAGGTCTGGCCGGTCGAACGGCTCGTCCCCTACGAAAACAACCCCCGGATCAACGACCCGGCTGTCGAGGACGTCATGGAGAGCATTCGCCAGACCGGCAACCTCGACCCCATCGAAGTCGACGAAGACGGCGTCATCCTCTCCGGCCATACGCGGCTCAAGGCGCTCCTGAAGCTCGGCTATCGGGAAACCGGCGTCATGGTCTATGAAGGCCTGACCGAAGCCCAGAAGCGCAAATACCGCCTGCTGGCCAACAAGACTGGCGAAAAGTCGAGCTGGGACATCGAAAAGCTGGATCAGGAGCTCGAAGGCCTCGACTTTGACGGCTATGATTTCGGCTTTGATCTTGAAGATACGCCTCTTCCCGGAGACGATGCCTATACCATGAAAGTCAAAATCCCGCAGTACGAACCGATCGGCGAACGGCCGAATTTCGCGGACATGCTGGATTCGGCAAAGGCCGATGCGCTGATTGCGGAGATCGAGGGAGCCGAGGGCATCACGAGCGAGGAAAAGCAGTTTTTGATTCAGGCCGCGCGCCGGCACAACGTATTCAATTACCGCCACATCGCCGAGTATTACGCCAACGCAACCCCCGAGATGCAGCGCCTCATGGAGCGCTCCGCGCTGGTCATCATCGACGTGGACGACGCCATTGCCAATGGCTACGCCCGCTTCTCCGACGAGATCGCAGACATGCTGGAGGACGAGAGCGATGCGGGATGATTTCGGCGTGCTGATCCTCACGCACGGCAGGGCGGATCGCGTCATTACGCTCAAGTCCGTCCTTCAGGCCGGAAACTACTCCGGCAAGTGGTACATGATGATCGACAACGAAGACGATCAGGCCGGCGAATACATCCGGCGCTACGGCCGGGAGCACGTCGTCGAGTTTGACAAACAGGCCGTCGCCGATTGGACAGACACCGCCGACAGCTTCGGCGAACACCGCGCGATTGTCTATGCGCGCAATCAGTCCTTCTACACGGCAAGAGAGCTGGGGCTCAAGTATTTCCTGATGCTTGACGACGATTATACCGGCCTGTACTACCGCTATCCCGAAGGCAACAAGCTCGCAGCCAAACGGGTCGAGGACACAGACCGCCTGTTTGAAGCGATGATCCGCTTCCTCGACGATTCCGGCGCCCTGACGGTCGCATTCTGTCAGGCCGGGGATTTTGTCGGTGGCCTTCAGGACAAGCGATATGGGCAGAAAATTGTCCGCAAGGCCATGAACACCTTTTTCTGCCGGTCGGACAGGCCGTTTCAGTTCGTCGGCACAATGAACGAGGACGTCACGACCTACACCACCCTCGGCAGCCGGGGCGAGCTTCTCATGAGCGTCACGGACTGCGCCATCGTCCAACAGCAGACGCAGAAGTCCGCTGGCGGCATGTCCGAGGCCTATCTGGACACCGGGACGTTTGTCAAGTCGTTTTATTCCACCATGTCCATGCCCAGCGCCGTCCGGGTTGAAATGCTCAATACCCGGCACAAGCGCATTCACCACAAGATCAACTGGGAACGCTGCGTTCCCAAAATTCTCAACGAACGATACAGGAAGGGTGAAAATTGATCGTGTTGAACAGTATATCTGCAAACAAGATGTTCGCCCATCTGGATCGGGCAACCGGAGACCGCCGCCCCATTACGGCGGATATTTTTTTGAACAACTTCTGCAACAACCGCTGCCCCTACTGCACCTATCGCCGCTGGGAGCTGGACGCAGACGCCTACGCCATGACAGCCGATGAATTTGCCCGCTACGCCTCGCGGCTCGCAGAACTCGGCGTGCAGGGCTTTATCTTGACCGGTGGCGGAGAGCCGACCATCGCTCCGGACTTCGGCAAAATCTGCGAATGGCTTCAGGCCCACGAAATCCACTACGGCGTCAATACAAACTTCAACGTCATCCAGTACATCCAGCCCGACTACCTCAAGGTCAGTCTGGACGGCTGGGACGAGGACAGCTACGAGCGCGCACGCGGCGTGCGAAAGTATCACGCCGTTCGCGAAAACATTGTCCGCTATGCCGAATGGAAGACAAAGCACAGCCCCCATACGTCGCTGGGCATCCAGAAGGTCATCACCAACCCCGATCAGATCATGCCGTTCTACGAGGCGAACCGCGACCTCCCCGTCGATTACATCTCACTTCGCCCCGTCGAAAGCACCGGCGGAAAGTATTACGCCTCCCCCGCCGCCAGGCGCGCCGCAAACCGCGCCGTTTCTCTGATCCGGGACATTGCCAAACGAGATTCCCGCGTTGTGCTCAACTTCAAGTGGAGCCTGCTCGATGACTTCCCCGGCGACGCCTGCGCTGCCCATTGGGCGCAGATCGCCGTCAACGAGCGTGGTCAGGTGCTCTACTGCTGCCATAAGCCCTACGAGGTCGTCGGGCACGTCATGGACAGCGACATCCTTGAAAAATACGGACTCGCCCATACCGACATGTCCATGTGCGACGTCCCCTGCCGGCTGACCGCGCCCAACCTCTTTATGAAAACCCTGTCGGCAGAATACAAAGACGCAATGTTCCTGTGAAAGAGAAAGAAGGTGCATCGAATGGGCAGAGCCGGACGCCCGCAGAAGGAAATTAAAAAAACAGACTTCGAGAAGCTCTGCGCCCTGCAGTGCACACAGCAGGAAATCTGCGATTTTCTCGAAGTCGATCACAAGACGCTCACCCGGTGGTGCAAGCGAACGTATGGCAAAGAATATTCCCAAGTTTACGCTGAAAAAAAGGCCGGCGGAAAGATCTCCCTGCGGCGGGCGCAGTTCCAACTCGCGCAGAAGTCCGCCGCCATGGCGATCTTTTTGGGTAAGAACATCTTAGGCCAGTCCGACAATCCGGAACCCGGCAGCGCGAACGAGGCCATCGAGCGCGCCAACCAGCAGATCAACGCATTGGCCGACCTGATCAACCGCGCGCAGCCCGCGCCCGACATCGGCGCGCTGATTGCCGAGGCCGACGAAGCCGCGCCGGGAGGTGACGGAGCTTGACGCCGCTGGTTCCCTACGCAGGCTTTACGGCCGCGCAGGCCGCGTACATCCGCCGGGCGCAGAGCGCATGGCTCAACGTGGCCGAGGGCGGCAAGCGCGCAGGCAAGAACATCATCAACCTCGTCGCGTGGGCTTCTGTGCTCGAAACCCACCCGGACAGGCTGCACCTCGCCGCAGGCGTGTCGCAGTCCAGCGCGAAGATGAACATCGTGGACAGCGATGGCTTCGGCCTTCAATGGCTGTTCGCCGGCCGCTGCCGCGCCGGACAGTACAACGGCCGCGACGCGCTCATCTTGCAGACAAAGACCGGGGAAAAGGCCGTCATCATCGCCGGCGGCGGAGACAGCCGCAGCGCCAGCCTCATCAAAGGTCATTCGTATGGGACGGCCTACATCACCGAGGTCAACGAGTGCCACAAGACGTTCGTGCAGGAGGTCGTCGACCGAACGCTCGCCAGCTCGAAGCGCCAGATCTTCTTTGACTTAAACCCCAAGCCGCCTGCCCACTGGTTTTATTCCGAGTTTCTGGACTATCAGGACGCGCTCAGGGCGCAGGGGCGCAACCCCGGCTATAACTACGGCCACTTCACCATCGCGGACAACCTCTCCATCCCGAAGGACAAGCTGATCGCGGAGCTTACGAAGTATGACCGAAGCTCCATCTGGTTTCAGCGCGATATTCTGGGGCGCAGGACGTCCGCCAGCGGCAGAATCTATACGTCGTATGACTATCGGGACGTGGCCGTCACCCCGCAGCAGATTCGAGAAATGGACTTTGCCGAACTGTCCGTGGGCATCGACGTCGGCGGCACGGACGCCACCGTCGCCACGCTGACCGGCGTCACGCGCGGCTATGACAAGGTCGTGCACATCGATGGACTGTATCACAAGCAGGGCATCGACCACAGGATGGACGAACAGCAGTACATCCGCATGATCGTCGAATGGCTGATCCCGTGGACGAAAATCTATCCCCGCATTGGCGCGATCTACGTCGATTCCGCCAACAAGCTGTTCATACAGGGCCTTCGTCTGGCACTCGACCGGCGCGGCCTGCACCGCTTCGTCGTGCGCGGCTTTGATAAGTCGGACGGCATCCTTGAGCGCATCGAACTGTCCTGCATGCTGTTCGCGCAGGGGCGCTATAAGATCAGCACCGCCCTGCAAAAGTGGCACGAGGCCTATCAGATGGCCGTCTGGTCGGACAAGGAATATGAAAAGGGCGACTGGGTGCGCGTCGACGATGGCAGCTACCCCGTCGACTGTCTGGACAGCGCCGAATATTCCATGTACAACTTCAAGCGATTCCTGATCCGATAAAAAGCAGTGTGCGACCTGCATTTTATTGCCGCTTAGATATTGACAAGTTATATAACTTGTGGTATAATTAAATTGTCATCAGGGAGATGATAATTTGCCTGCGGCAAGGGGCGGAAAGGAGCGCGCAATGCAGGAAATTATGACGGATCATCAATTCGACGGGCTGATCAAGATGGCGATCAAAATCATTGAGGCCAGCAAAGACAAGGAAGATGCGGTCAAGACCCTTCGCGACCTGCTCAAAGAAAGCAAGAACGATTAAAACGCATCATCACTCGAATACCAAACGGGCGGACTTGCCGCCGCCCGGAGCTGTCTACGGGACGGCTTTTTACCTTCCCTGATGAATAAATTTTCTGAGGTGGAAGCGAATGGCAATCAAAACGGACGGGGATAAAATTGTAACGTCGCTGATTCTTACGAAAGAACAAAAGCGGAAGCTGGATGAACAGGCATCAAAGCTAGGCATTGGCGTTTCAGCGCTGATCCGCCTTGCCGTTGCAGAATGGCTTGAAAAACAAAGCGCATAAGACAGATTGAGAAGCGCGACCGGAAAACCCGGCCGCGCTTTATCGTGCGCTGGAAAAGATTGAAAAGGATGTGAATACATTGGCCTACGCGCAGTACAACACGCCGGAAAAGGCGTGGGCGGCGCTTCGATGGTACGTCCATGAAACCTACGCGCCGCTTGCGGCGATGTATACGGGCGATCCGCTGGATCTCAAGCGGACGGGCAAGCCGCGCTCGTTCTGGCGCAGGGCGAAGGATGGCACGGCGATCCACGTCCCCATCGCGGCGGACATCGCATCGACCAGCGCGGATCTGCTGTTCTCTCACCCGCCCAAGTGCACCGTGTTTCACGGCGACGACCGCTCCGCCGAGGAGGAACAGCAGGCGCGGCTCAACGAAATCCTCGACCTGAACCGCTTCCCCGGCAAACTCAGCGAAGCGGCGGAAACGGCCTCCGCGCTCGGCGACGTGTACTTCAAGCTGCGCTGGACGGAAGACGCCGACATGCCGCTGATCGACATCGTGCAGCCGGACAGCGCGCTTCCCGAGTACGCCGCAGGCCGGCTGGCGCGCATCCACTTCTTCACGCCGCTGTTCGTCGATTACGAGAAAAACCGCTGGATTCGCGTCTACGAGTGCTACGAGCCGGGGCGCATCGCGTCGCGGCTGTATTCGGGCGACGCCGAAAACCTCGGAACTGCGCTGGACGATGCAAAGCTGCAAGAAATGGGCATCGCGCCCATCGCGGAGCTTCCGACCAGCGATCTCCCCGCCGTGCACATCCCCAATCTCCGCCCGAACCGCCGGTTCCGCGAATCGATGCGCGGCCGCAGCGATCTGAATGGCCTGCGCGGCCTGTGCGACGCGCTGGACGAAGCGTATTCCAGCTGGATTCGCGACGTCCGGCTCGCCAAGGCGCGAACGATCGTGCCGGCCGAATACCTTCGCCGCAAGCCCAGCGAGATGATCGAAGGTCTGAGCCACGCCGGTTCGTGGGAATTCGATGCGGAAGTCGAAACCTACGTCGCCATGGACATCGACCCGGCCACCAGCAAGACCGGCATCACCCTGCAGCAGTACGACATCCGCTCGGCGCAGCACGCGGAGACGTGCCGCGACCTGATCGAGCGGATCGTCACGCACGCGGGCTACAGTCCGCAGTCCTTCGGCATGGACATCAACGGCACCGCGCAGAGCGGCACGGCGCTGACCATCCGCGAGCGCCGCTCGCTGACGACGCGCGAGCGCAAGACCGCCTACTGGACGGACGCGGTCGAAGCGCTGCTGACCGCCGCGATCCATCTGGACGCGGCGCTGTTTGCACACCACGGAATGCACCCGGAAGACAAGGTCAAGCTCGAATTCGCCGCCGCTGCGGAGATCGATCTGCAGTCCGTCTCCAGCGCCGTCGAATCGCTGTACCGCGCGCAGGCCGTCTCGCTCGAAACGCGCGTCGCCATGCAGCATCCGGACTGGGATAGCGCGCAGCGGCAGGAGGAAATCGATCGCATCCGCGAAGAGTTCGCCATCGGCGTTCCCGATCCCGTCGAAATCGATCCCGCCTTGGGCGCGGCGGAATCCGAACCCGCGCCAGAGGAAGCGCCGCAGAGCCCCGGCCAACCGGGCGATGCGCCGCCGGACGGTGACGGTGCATGACCCCGAACCAGCTTCAGGACATGGCGTCGGAGCTGTCCGCGCTGTACGCACAGGCCGAGGAGCGCCTGACCGCCGCCGTCGCCCGGCGGCTCGCAAGAGGCGTCGAGGAACCGGGCTGGGCGAACCGGAAGCTCGAAGAAGTGCAGGCGTTTCGCAGCGAGCTGACGCGGGAGCTGGAAACGCTTTCGCGAAGCGCGGCCGAAATGCGCAGCGCCATGCTCGACGCCGCATGGGACACGGGCGAATCCGGCCTGACCGACGAGCTCGGCGTGCGGCTGGAAGTGATCCCGCAGGCGCGGCTTGCAGGCATTGCTGCCATCGAGACGGAACTCAGCCAGAAGTTCGACGCCCTTCAAAGCGCCGTCCTGCGCGCCGTGGACGATCAGTACCGCTCGATCATCGGGCAGGCCGTCGCGGCGCAGGCCACCGGCACGATCACGACGAAGCAGGCGCTCAAACAGGCGCTCAACGCCTTCGCAGATCGCGGCATCAGCGGCTTCACCGACCGCGCCGGACGGCGCTGGGGCATGGCGGAGTATTCCGAGATGGCGGTGCGCACGGGCATGATGCGGGCGGCGATCGCGGGCTATTCGGCCGATGCGCTGGAGCACGGCGAGACGCTCGTCATCGTGTCCGACCATGCCGACGAATGCCCGCTGTGCAGGCCGTGGGAACGCAAGGTGCTCGCCATCGCGCCCGAAGGGCTGCGGCATCCGGAGTGTCAGGGCACGCTGGACGCGGCGCGTGCGGCGGGGCTGTTTCATCCCAACTGCCTGCACTCGATCACGGTCTACGTTCCCGGCCTGACTGACCGCACCGGCTCCAAGGAGCGCGCGGGAATCACGCCCGCGCAGGACGCAAAGGGCTATGCCAGCAGACAGCAGCAGCGTTCCATGGAGCGCAACGTGCGCAAGTGGAAGCGCCGTCAGGCGGCGGCGATCGACCCGGAGGACGAGCGAATCGCGCGCGCCTACGTCGTCAAGTGGCAGCGCCAGCTCCGCGCCCTGACCGGCGAGACGAAGCTGCCAAGGAAGTACGACCGCGAAGGCGGCAGGGTGCTTCTGAGCGACGCGGCCAAAAAGCTAAAGGCATTGCAAATTGACGAGAATGGGAGTATAATCAAGAACAGCAGGAACACCGCATGGCTTCGGCGCGGATATGACAAGGCCGTGGAAAGGGGCGACCTCTCTGCGCTGACAGGGTTTGAACACTATGTCAGGGTTGCGGAAAACGTAGATCGGGAGTTAATAGGTCTTACGACGGCTGATGGAATTGCCATTGAGGGGTACGTTCCGCACTTTCTTGACCGCATCATCGGAAGCTATGAGCAGAACCGCGAGCCTGTCGAAATCAAATTTATCATGGAGGCGCTTTTGAATCCGCAAGAGATTTTGCGAAAGCGTCCCCGGAATGGTTTGGCCAGCGATATTTACGTCACTGCCCACTGCAAAGTGTCGGTGAATCCTGATCGGAGATTGCTCATTCAAGTAACGCCAAAGGAAAGGGGTTGATGAATATGAAAATAACGCTCGAACAGGCGGAAAAACTGAGGAAGCTGTTTCCACAGGAAGCCGAGCATCTGCTTGAACAGGGGGATGCAATGAAAGTCTTGGATGCCCTTGACGACTTATATCTCGACCTGCTCGACGATGCTTTTGAGCCTACTGAAGCCGCCCGTGAATGCGAGCGCTTGCGCGATCATATTCATTGGGCAAATTTCCACAAGGGAGAGAAGGAATGACGCTCTATGAAGCAAGCGAGTACAGGAAAGGGTTCGGACTGCTTTCTGCCGCTTTACAATTGATAAAAAAAGCGGTATAATGAACTCGGAGGGGAAGAATCGTGCAGATAGAGCGTCCTATTGAGCAGCGCAATACCGGCAAAGGCAATCCCAATGCCATTTTGCACTTTGATAGGCCGTTGAGCGCCCGGCAAGTACGCTTGCTTGCGCAGCTCCCCGAATATGACAGCCGTGCTGTTGTGCGCAAGCGGGATGTGAACATGCGCGATCTGGCGGCTCTGACTGCATTCACCGGCGTTGAATACGCGATGTTTACGAAAAGAAGCGAACGTTTTGTCATCCGAGGAAACGCTTATATGACCAACATCGACATTGAGGCCGCACAAAAGTTGGCCAGAGAAGGGTATCGTTGGAGCGGGCACACGCACCCGGGGATGGACATCAACGTAAGAACCGCCTCACCCGGTGATTATGAGATTTTGCACGCATTCGGACAAAAATACAGCGTTGTTTATGACGCTATGGGCCGGTTTGAAGTATTTGGAGGTGACTAAGATGAGCGAACCCACGGTCAGAGTGCAAAGAGCGTCCGGCATTCAGGGGCTGGAAAAGGCGCTTGCGCTGCAGGCGTCGAGCGAATACTGTAAAAAGCATGGGCTGTCAGAAGATAAACTGAGCAAGCAATTGTTGCACTTCATTGATAACACGGCAATATTCGCCGCCCCCAGCAACGTCACGCCAGACGGACTGCGCAACGACATAGCAACTCAGCCTTTGCCTGTTTTAATCATCGAAGTCAATGACGGCGCGTTGGTATTCAAACAGACAGAATACACACGGAAATATCTGGCTTAGGTGCGATGAAGATCATTGAATGGACATAGGAAAAAGATGCGGCCTTGAAGTGGAGATTTTGTCCAGACCACGCGCCCTTGCGGCTAAAAATGCAGGATTCTAGGGACACCTGCCAAGGCCACACCTCGACCGAGAACCGCCAATGCGAAAGCACGGCGGTTTTTTCATGTCCAAAACGCGGTGCAAGCTCTGTCTGGGAATGCATAGACCATGCCTGAGTGAGCCTCAGCCGCTTTCAAATTTACAGGAGGTAGAAGTATGGTTCAGATTGACGAATCCACTGTGCGGGCGCTCATGCGTTTTGGCGAGGATGTCTTGGACATCGACAGCCGCTCGCGCTGCTCGGACAAGTATTTCCGGCAGCATTTCACAATGCTCGCCAAGAACCCCTATGTGCGCGATGCGTTTCTCGCGCTCATCCGGGCGTCGGAATCCGCAGGCGCCGCCGATGCGCCGGGCGCGCAGGAATCCGCGCCGCCAGCTGCGGAAGCCGCCGCACAGGAACCGCCTGAACAGGAACCGCCGTCCGGCGGCGATGAAGAACCGCCCTCCGCCCGGCACAGGAGAACGCCCGAAACATAATATCACTGGAAAATTGAACCATCGCGCACGATTGCGCCGTGGTTCTTTTTTATGCCCACCCGCGCGGGGCAGGCGCGCGGATCGCAGGAGCTGGAGCGCGCGAACCAGCATAAAAACGCAGGCGATGATGACAAACAGGAGGTTTATCGATATGGATTTGGATTTCTTGAAGGACGCGCTGGGCGACGATCTGTTTGCGCAGGTCGCGGCAAAGCTCGAAGGAAACGAGGGCATCCGTCTCGCGAACGTGGCGAACGGAAGCTATATTCCCAAGGACAAGTACGACCTTGAACGGCAGAACGTTCGGACGCAAAGGCAGCAGATCGATGAGCTGAACGGCAAGATCACGGAGCTTACGCAGAAAGCCGAGGTCAGCGAAGCCCTTCGGGGCCAGCTCGCCGCCATGCAGCAGGCGATCAACGAAAGCAACGCCAAGATGGCGGCGCAGCGCAAGGAATACGCCGTGCGCGACATCGTGCGCGGAAGCGGCGCACGGAATGCGGACGTCGTCTATCGAATGCTGGACACCGACAAGATCGCCGAACAGGACGGCAAGTACTCCGGCGTTGACGAGCAGATTGAAGCGCTCAAGAAGAGCGACCCCTATCTGTTCAACGGCCAGCCGCCCAAAAACGCCGGCGTCGATCCGGCGCGCGAGCCTGCGGGGAATCCGTCTCCAAATGCGGCGATCAACGCCGCCATCCGGCAAGCCGCCGGATATTGACCCGTGAGAACGCGATTTAAGGAGGTTTTCGCCAAATGGCACTTAGCATGATCAATCGAAACAATGTGGAAGGCCTGATCCCGGTTCAGACCGTGAACGAGATCATTCAGGAGCTTCCCACGCAGTCCGTCTTCCTCTCGATGGCCCGGGCGCTGCCGCGCATGACGGCCAAGCAGCAGAAGGTCCCCGTGCTGACCGGCCTTGCGACCGCGTCGTTCCTCTCCGGCGATACCGCGAAGAAGCCCACGACCAATCTGACGTGGGACAACGTGTTCGTGACCGCCGAGGAACTGGCCGTCATCGTCCCGATTCCGGAGGCGGTGCTCGCGGATTCGGAGTACGACCTCTGGGCGGAAGTCCGCCCGCGCGTCTCCGAAGCGTTCGGCCGCGCCATCGACGCGGCGGCGTTTTTCGGAACGAACAAGCCCACCTCGTGGCCTGAGGGCATCGTCCCGGCGGCCATCGCTGCAGGCAATGTCGCGCTGCACAATTCCGGCGCATCCGGCTCCTCGTTCTATCAGGAGATTTCCGGCCGCGACGGTCTGATCGCCAAGGTCGAGGATCAGGGCATCGCCGTCACCGGCTACGTCGGCGCGCTGCAGCTGCGCGCGCTGCTGCGCGGCGCTACGGACGCCAACGGCCAGCCGATCTTCCGCACTGCCTACTCCAACGGCGCGGCCTCCGCCACGCCCTACGAGCTGGAGGGCAATTCGATCCGCTTCCCGGCCAACGGCGCGTGGGATGCCGGACAGGCGCTGCTACTCGCCGGCAACTTCGATTACGCGCGCTACGCCATCCGTCAGGACATGACGTTCAAGGTCTTCGATCAGGGCACGATCACCGACGAGGATGGCAAGGTCGTCCTGTCGCTGATGGAGCAGGATTGCGTCGCCCTGCGCGCGGTCATGCGGCTCGGCTGGGCGCTCCCGAAGCCGGTCAACCCCGTCTCCGGCACGAACTACTTCCCCTTCGCGGTGCTCCAGCAGACCGATGCGACGCTCGTCAACGAACTGACGTGGAACGTCACCGCACCGGTCAAGGACGCCACGCCGCAGGCCACGCACGATGCCGGCACCGGCTATACCGCTGAGATTGAGTGGACGCCGGCCGCTGCGACTTTCGCGGCTTCGACCGTCTACACGGCCAAGGTGACCTATACCGCCGCAGACGGCTATCTGTTTGACGACGGCATCACGGCTGCGAACTTCACCGGCCTGCCGGGCAAGTCCGCCGCGACCGCCACCAAGGTCGAGCGCGTGAGCAATACGACCGTGACTGCGACTGCGACCTATAAGGCCACCGGCGCTTAATGGGAAGGAGGCTTCGGCATGAGATACGTCTCTGCGGACGGCATGCAGGAGTACCTCGGCGAGAACTATTTCGATTGGGAGGACAGCGTGGGCGACGCGGATCGCGCCCTTGAGGACTGCGAAACGCGCCTGCTCGCCTATATCATTCCGAACGCTCCCCAATGCGAAGAGCAGATCGCGGCCTTCTGCCGCGCCGTCTATGCGCAGCTCGAATACGAGAGCGGCGAAGTCGCATCTGAGCTGAAAGACATGCCGTCCGGCCTGACCGGCTTCACCGTCAATGGCTTTTCTGCGACGCTGGACGCGAACAGCGGCGACGCCGCCTCACGCGCAGGTCTCTGCCGCTCCGCGGTTGCGGAACTGCTCTATTCGGGGCTTCTGTATCGCGGGGTGATCTCATGCTGACGCCGGACTTCGCCCTGCGCCAGACGGCGCAGATCAGGCGCTGGCTCGGGCGCGGCGTGAATGCGGAGATGTATTCCGACTGGGAAGCCTGCCGCTGCCGCGTCAATTTTGCCCGCAAGCGCGTATTGCGCTCGGGAAGCTCCCCGGTCGAGGAAACGGTCGCTTCCGGCACGATCTTCTTCCCCGCCGGAACGCGTCTGAAGCCCAACGACGTGGTTTCCTTCGACGGCGTGGAGTACACTGTGCTCTCCTGCCTGCCGTGCTATGACCTCTCCGGCAAGGAGAATCACGTGGAGGTGGACGTGCAGTGAGCCTGAAAGTCACGTGGAATGGAGCAAAGATCGCCGCGAGCGTCTCCGGGAAGTGCGAACAGGCCGTTCGCGCCGGAGCGCACTACATCCTCGACGAGAGCCGCAAGCAGGTACCTATCGACACCGGCGCGCTGTCACGCAGCGGCGCAGTGGATTCCGACGGCACAATCGCCGTCATCTCCTACGATACGCCCTACGCCGTGCGCTGGCACGAGGAACAGGCCAACTTCCAGCGCGGCCGAAAGAACAAATACCTCGAGGATCCGGTCAACGACGCCGCAGTGCGCGCCCGGATCCTCAATTATTGCCAGACAGCGTTGAAAATCTGAGGGAGTGACGGCACATGGAGCTGACCGAACACATCGCCGCGTTTCTGCGCGCAAATGGATTTCCCGATGCGACCAGCGGCGCGATGCCGCCCGAACCCGACCGGGCCGTCACGGTCTACGCCACCGGCGTCCGCGCGCGGCGCGACGAGGAGGGTTCCCGGTTTCAGATCATCGTGCGCAGCGAGAAGGGCATCGACACGGCCCTCGCAGACGCCATGCAGATCATGGAACTGCTGGATGACTTCAGCGGGATCACCGCCATCGATTCGCCGTATTTCGGTCGGATTGTGGCAGAGAGCGGCATCGCCGCGATGGGCGAAGACAGCAGCCGCCGGCTGCTGTACTCCCTGAATTTCCGCGTGTGGTACTGCTAGCCACCCTCATTTTTCCCCAACAAATTCCCCCGAAACCCGGAGCGCGAAGCGATCCGGGGCGACCAATAGAAAGGCGGTATATAACCATGGCAAGAAAAAACGGATGCCCGATGACCGTCCGCGACTGGGCGATCGACATCCTGTCGCGCGCATCGACGAAGGCGAATCCGACGTGGATCCGCATCAAGGGATTGACCTCCATGACGCTTTCGACCGATGCGGACACCGAGGACGGCTCCTCCGCTGAAAGCCTGTGGGGCGAGCCGTATGTCACCAAGCGCAACGGAAGCCTGTCCCTTGAAGGACGGCCTGTGATCGATTCTGTCACCGGCGCGCAGGATCCCGGTCAGGCCGAGCTGGACTACTACGCGACGCAGGGCGGCTGTGACGGCGACGCCACGCTGCGCATCGCCGACCCCTACGGCCGCGCGCAGATCATCGACGTCGTGGTGACCTCCAACGAGCGCAGCGCGGACGACACCAGCGAGACGCGCACGTGGGACACTGAGATCGTCGGCGAACCTGAAGAGCAGCCCTATGTGCAGGTCACGTCCATCGCCACGACGCCCGCGACGAGCGCGAGCATCGAGGTTGGAGAGACCGAGAGCGTTACCGTTGCCTTCACGCCGGACACGGCGAGCAACCAGAAGTTCTCCGTCGCCAGCGCCGACACCACGAAGGTAAAGGTCGCGAACATCGACGGATTGAATTTCGACATCGTCGGCGTCGCCGTGACCGAGGAACCGGTCAACGTCGTCGTGCGCACGATGAACAACTCGAAGGAAGCGACGATCGCCGTCACCGTCACCGCAGGAACGTAATTTCATTTCCCGGGCTGCTCGATTTCGGGCAGCCCGCATCGCCGTAAGGAGGCAACCTGATGAGCGCTTACAAAGATTTCGATGCGATGTTTCCCGAACTGGCTTCCGATGCGCCCGACGAGAGCGCCGGCAAGGGCTGTGTCAAGGTTTTCGGAAAGAAATACTATTTTTCGCTCAACCCACCCGCCGCCCTGATCCTCTCCATGGTGCGGCATTCGTCGGAAAAAAACATGCCGTGGCAGTCGATGGTTCGCCTCGCCTATTCGATCTTTGGCGAGGAAGCACTGAACGAGCTGAGCATGCACCCCCAATTCACCACAAAGGTCTTGGGCGAGATGATCAGCTTCGCGATTCGCGCCGTACAGGGCCTTGAGGAGAGCGAGCCCGCCGAGATGACCGAGGACGATTTCGGCGCACCGCAGGCTAAAAAAAAGTAACCGTCCTCGACCTGTGGCCGTACATCGTCGCGGACTTCCGGCGCGATTACGGCATTGACCTCACCGAAGCGGTCTATACGCTCGGATGGAGGGACTTCAACCGCCTGCTCGACGGGCTAAACCCGTGGGGCGCCGTCGCGACGCACTACAAGGACGTCCAGAAGCGCGTGAGCGAGCGGGAGCGCCGCAAAAGTGGAGAGATCCCGGCCGAGGCAAAGGGATTCTGGGCGGCAATGGACGCCTTGAAGAGATAACCCCCGATTCGGGGAGTTTTGACCCAAAGGGGGGGAACGCAATGGCACTGAAGATCGGCGAGCTTTTCGCAACGCTGGAAATCGACGACAAGGATTTTTCCAAGGGCCTTCAGAGTGCGCAGAACCAGACGAAGGTGCTGTCGAGCGCGATTGCCGCGTCTGAAAAGACGGTCTCGCGCTATCAATCAGAACTCAGCAAGGCGCAGAGTTCCCTTCGCAGTGCCGAGCAGGCGCAGGCACAGCTCAATCAGCGGTTGGAAACGGCTCGAAGTGCCCAGTCGTCGCTGCAGTCGGAGGTCAGCCGGCTGACCGACGCCTACAAGGCACAGGTCGCCATGACGGGCGAGAACAGCGACGCGGCAAACGAATTGGGGTTGCGGCTGATCGAGGCGAAGCAGGCACTTGAGCAGAGCGGCGAAGAAGTGCAGAAGCTCACGCAGCAATCCCAGAAGGGCGAGCAGCAGCTTCGCAAGCTCGGCAAGAGCGTCGATGAAATTTCCGGCAACCTCGATTCCGCCGAACAAAGCCTTTCTGGATTCCAGTCGCAGCTGAGCGCGGCAAATTCTGTCCTGTCGTCGAGCGCCGCGCGGCTGAACGCAGCCGGTCAGGCCATGCAGGAGTACGGCAAGAGCGTCCAATCGGCGACCGAATGGCAGAACAAGCTCGGCAACCTGCTGACCGTCGGCGTGACGACGCCGGTCGTCGGGGCGTTTACCTATGCGGCGAAGGAAGTCATCTCGTTCGAGGACGCCTTTGCCGGCGTGGAAAAGACGGTCGATGGCACGGATGAACAGCTCGCCGCGCTGGAATCCAGCCTCGTCGAGATGTCGCACAACCTGCCCGTCACCGCCGAAGGCCTCGCCGCGATCGCAGAATCCGCCGGCCAGCTCGGCATCGAGCTCGACGTCATCGATGAATTCACCGAGACGATGGCAAAGCTGGAATCCGCCACGAATCTGGGCGAAGAGGGCGCGACCATCCTCGCGCGCTTTGCAAACATCACCGGCATGGACAAGACCGGCGAAAACTTCGAGCGCCTCGGCAGCGCGATCGTCGAACTGGGGAACACATCGGCCACCACCGAATCGGAGATCGCCAACATGGCGATGCGCCTCGCAGGCGCAGGCGCGCAGGTCGGCATGACCGAGAGCGAAATCCTCGGCATTTCCGCCGCGTTGTCCTCTCTGGGACTGCAGGCGGAAGCCGGCGGCTCCGCGATCTCCCGCGTGCTGACGGACATGCAGCTTGCAGTTGAAACCGGCAGCGATTCCCTCGAACAGTTCGCATCTGTCGCGGGCATGACGGCGGACGAATTCGCAGCCGCGTTTCGCGAAAACGCGGCCGGCGCGCTGGCGGAATTTATCGCCGGCCTCGGCTCCGGCACGGCCAGTGCGACGCAGCTGCTCGATGAAATGGGGATCACAGAGGTCGTCATCACCGACACGCTGAAGCGCGCGAGCAACGCGACCGACCTGTTTTCCGCAAGCATCGAAAGCGCGTCCAGCGCGTGGGATGAAAATATCGCGCTCACGAACGAGGCGGCAAAGCGCAATCAGACGATGGCATCGCGCATCACGATGGTCAAAAACCGCGTCGACACGGCGGCGAGATCGCTCGGCAATACGCTGATGCCCGTCATCGAGGACGTTGTGGAGGCCATCGGCGAAGCGGCCGACTGGTTTGCTTCGCTCGATGAAGCGACCGTCCGCAACGTCGCAACGTGGGGCGCGCTGGCCGCCGCAATCGGCCCCGCGCTGAAATTGCTGAAAACCGCAAATGACACAGTCGGAAAAGTCATCGGGAAGATCGGCGAGATGGCGCAGACCGTATCGAGCATTGGCAGTCTCGGCGGCGCGCTCTCCACCTTGGGGAAAACGATCTCCGGCCTGCTCGGCCCCGTCGGAATCGCGGCCGTAGCCGCCGCCGCAGGCTATGCGGCCTACAAATTTGTGGATTGGGCGTCCGGCGCAGCCGCTGCGCGCGAGGCCATGGAGCGCCTCAACGAGGTCGCGCAGGAATGGGCGGAGACGAACGCCACGACCTCGTTTGAGCAGTCCGGAGGATTGCAAGAATTCGGGCTGTCGAAAGAGGTATTCTCACCGAAAGCTGGAACAGCGTGGTTTGAGGAACTCAAGCGCGTCTGGACAGACGGTGAAATCGAAACGGATGAGATCGTTTCCGAAATGACCGAGGGCTTTACCTCTGGAACAGACGCCATGCGTGCCTCTCTCGAACAAATCCGCGCGACGGCCGAATCCGGCGGATATGCTGGCGAAGGTTTTCTGACCGGTCTCGACGCGGATATGGAGCGCTTAAACGAGATCGACGCACAAGTCGCGTCTCTTTTGGAAAAACGGCAGAATGGCTATTTCAGCGAGGATGACCTCGCGCAGCTGCAGGCGCTGATCGATGAACGCGGCGAAATATCGATCAAGTACAACCTGACCCCGGTCGATGGTGTGGACGGTTTTTCGCAGATCACACAGGACGTGCAGTCAGCGCTCTCGCGCGGCGCGGATGCCGGTACGGTCTGGTCTGACGCCTATGCCGCCGCATCTCAGGGCATACAGAGTTATACGGATGCCCTGAACGCCGAATACGATTCGCAATACGCCATCATCCAGATGATGGAAGCCGGCTCGGAAGAACAGCGAGTTGCACTTGAACAGTTGCAGACGTGGTATAACGAGCAGGCAGCGGCAGGCACACAGGCTTATGCACAGGCGCTCGCCGAAGCTGCCGAAGCCACGGGCGCATTTGAAGAAGGCGGGCAGTATGCCGGCACGATCGACCAGCTCACCGCTGCGCTCGATGCCATGAATGCAGCCTCCGCGAACCCGAACAGTGAAAACATCACAGCGTTTTCCGAAGCCCTGTCCGGGCTGGATGAGACGCAGGTCACCGAAATGGCGGCCGCGCTTTCGGCAATGCAGGCCAGCGGAGCCACGATGTCCGATGGCATGGAACAGGCCGTTGATGCGATTTCTGCGTTGAAAGGTGCCGTCGCAGAAGGCACCTTCGACAACATAGAGTCGCTTTCAACGGCGCTCGATTCGATGTTCGGCGAGGGCTTCGACGAAGAAGTGCTTGAGATCAACGCATCGTTGAATACGACGATGTTGGACGAGACATATAACGCATGGGCTGCTGGCGAGCATGCGGACATCATTCCGGCGATAGAAATTACGGAAAGCTTCCTTGATTTAAGCGGCCAAGACGTCACGCTCACGGTAAGTTCAATCGAGACTGGAGAACAGACAAGTTATCGGATCGAAGGAATCGACCAACTTACAGGCACGGTGGTCGCTGTCAACGACGCTGGCGAGCAAACGGTATTTACGCTGGAGCAGCTTCAGCAGATGAACGGCACGGTCACTGCTGTCAGCTACAGCGGCACTGCGGAAATGCTTTCTGCAAGTCTGGGCTTAAACGAACTCGTCGGGCAGATTACGGAGATCATTACGCCGCCCGAGCCGGTGACTATTCCAGCGCGAATGGATTTTTCCGACGGCGAATATTCGAATTCACGCTACGCAGTTGGCTCATATAACAACTCAAAATCAGCGCTGAATCAGCAGAGCTGGACTGCAATGGCTGATTCCGGCCGACAAGCCCTTGATGCTGTCAATGCATTCGCTGAAGCAAAACGAGAGTATGATGCAGCGCTTGCCAGTGGTTCTCCAAATGCTGAAGGCTGGCAGCTATCAATGCGCATGAATGCCGACACGCTGACTTATCTCGCTCAGAGCGGTCAAGGATTTGATACAGTAGCATCCTATGTAGCAAATGGCCTCGAACTTTTGTCCGAGGGCAGTCTTACTCAAGAAGATGCGCTGGGGCTTGCAGAATTCGTAACCAGCTTACAAACCTCCATTTCCGAGATGGAAGGCACTGAATTTGATGGCGTTGCCACTGCTATGAAGGAATCGCTCGCAACAGCGTTTTCCTCTGAGAACATCGGATGGGACTCGACTACAGAATCCATTTTGGGCGACCTGACTGCAGCGATCGAAAGCTCTACGGATAGCTTTGCAGGGCTTGGCATCTCAATCGTGCAGGGCGTGGGCGCGGGCATGACGCAGGACATGTCGAGCATCGATACGGCTTCTGGAAACATTGCCACTTATACCTATACTAGCCTTGCGGATGCAGTGCAGCAGGGATCCCCTGCGGGTCTCACCAAGCCCATTGGCCTTTCCGTAACACAGGGCGTGGGCGCGGGCATGACTGAGGATATGTCAAGTCTAGACCTTGCGGCTACTACCCTGGCATTCTACCTCCAGTCCGCGATCGGTGCGGCGCTGGGTACTGGCGAAGGGCCTGCCGCCGGCATGGCGTCCATCGGCGCGGGCATTCCCGCCGGCATCGGGCAGGGCTTGGCGCAGTATTCTTTCGCCATGGACGCAGTCCTCCTTGCCGTGAACCTCCAGACGGCGCTTTCTTCCGCGTTCGCAGGCACGGCATCGATGAACGCCATCGGCATGGGACAATCTGCTGGTCTGGCATTGGGTCTGACGTCGTACAGCTTTGCCCCGGCGACCTCGACAATGGCCTCCGCGATCACGTCTTCCATGTCCGGATACAGCAATTCTCTGTGGGCGTCCGGCTACAACCTCTCCTTCGGCATGGCTCAGGGCATCCTGTCTGGGCAATCCACCGTCATCAATGCGGCGGTGCGCGTTGCACAGGCGGCAATTCGGGCGGCAAACAACACGCTCGAAGTGCATTCGCCGTCCCGCGTACTGATGGAAACCGGCCAAAACGCCGGGCAGGGCCTTGCCATCGGCATGATGAACGAGATCAGTGCCGTCGAACGAGCCACTCAAAGCGTCGCAAGCGCGCTGATTGAAGGGAGCACAGTGCGAAATCCGGCGCTCCGCGCAGCCGTCCCCTATCATGAAAGCCGCCAGCGCAGGGAAACGCTCAGCATCGATTATGACCGCCTCGCCCAGGCGATGGCAAGATTGAACATTCGTCTGGATTACGACGGCAGAACCGTCGGGCGAATCGGCGCCGAGGATACCGCGCGCGGGCAGGCCGAATACCGGCGCAGCACGGCGCTCGGGTTCGGTTATTGACAAGGAGGGAGCGCCCAGAGGGCGCGACTAGCCCGAGCTTTCCGAAGGATAAGCCGGGCGTAGCTGCGGCGCGCTGAAGGCGTGACGCAGCCGACAAGGAGGGAGGTCAGGATGGCGAGAGCAGCAGGGTACTGGATGGAATTCCAAGGCATAAGTTCGGCGACGCTCGGCGTCAAAGTGGTCTCCGCAGCGACGCATATTGAAGGCGCGCAGCGCGGCGACAGCCTTGAGGCAGTCGGACGCGATGGCGATTTATGGCAGGGTGAGGATGCGCGGAGCACGACGGAGCTTGTGATTCGCCTCCGCGTGCCTAGAAGCAAACTGGACAGCGCCATGGCATGGTTGAGCGGCAGCGGCGCGCTGCGATTCTCCTACGATCCATATAAGGCGTATGATGCGCGCATCGTGGACGAGATCGAATTTCAAGCGCTGATTCCCGGCAGCGACCCGATTTACGAGTGTGAGGTTCGGTTCATCTGTCAGCCGTACCGCAGGATGTACCCGGAGGCGAGCGCCATCACGATCACCGAGAGCGGCACCGCGCTCGTCACGCAGGGGAATGCGCCGGCGCTGCCGAGGGTGAAGATCACCGGCAGCGGCGATTTCAGCGTGACCATCGGCATGAAGACCATGTTCTTCACCGAAATCACGGACGGCGTGATCGTCGATTGTGAGCTGATGGACGCCTTTACGCTCGACGGCGCGTCCCTGCTGACCGACCATGTGAGCGAGGAATACTTTGTAATCGAGCCGCAGCAGACCATCGTATCGTGGCTCGTGGAAAGCGGCGGCCTCGTGACGAGCGTCGAGATCACGCCGAGATGGAGGTGGCTGTGATATGATCGGCATACCGATTTACGCGCAAAATGCCACAGACTTCTCCTCCGGCGGGCTGGGCCTGCTCACGCCCACGGAGTGCACGATTACTGAGCAGGCCGGCGGAAAGTATGAACTGACGCTTGTCCAGCCGATCACCTCGGATCTGCGATGGACGCAGGTGCTCAACGGCTGCATCCTCAAGGTTCGCGCGCCGAAGCGCGAATCCCCCATCTACGAGATGACCGGATCGGGTTCGAGCGCGGTAACGCGCGAGATCTACGAGGTTGACACCAACGGCGGACGGCTGCATCTCAGGCAAAAGCCGACGACCAGCGCCAAGATTCTGGCCAAGTACCACGAGGGCACCGAGGTCGTCAAGCTCGCAGATGCGGGGTCCGCAGACGGCTACACATGGATTCAGGTCGCCGTGGTCAACGGCGGCGCGACGGGCTACATGGCGACGCGCTGGCTCAAGTTCGTCCGCAGCGAGACGGAGACGGCCGCGGGAACGCAGCCCGGCAGCGGGAGCAGCGTCAAGGTGCAGCCTTCCCGCGAACAGCTCTTTCGCATCTATTCCATCGAGACCGATTCGGCGAAAATGCAGGTCACGGCCAAGGCCATGCACATCTTTTACGACCTGCGCGGCAACCTCGTAAATGGCGATTATGAGATCGAAAACGTAGCGGCGTCTACGGCGGCGCAATACGTATTTTCCCATGCACTGAACGCGAACGACTTCGCCCTCTACGCCAGCGACATCGAGGGCAGCGTCACGGGCGATTACAGCTACAAGGGCCTGATCGAATCGCTGCTCGATCCCGACGAGGGCATTGCGGCGCAGGCCGGAGCGCTACTCGTGCGCGACAACTTCGACATCTTTTTGATGCCGGATCAGGTGCGCGATATGGGCGTAACCGTCCGGCGGCGGAAGAACCTGAAGAGCATCATCGTCACAAACGACGCCTCCGACGTCGTGACCCGCATCATCCCGGTCGGGCGCAACGAGGACGGCGATCCGCTCTATCTGGATGGGCAGATCTACGTTGACAGCTCGCACATCAACGACTACCCCGTGCCGATGGCGAAGAAGATCGACTACAGCGAGGTAAAGGTCGGCGACGGCGAAGAGGACTATGAAAGCGATGCGGCGGCGCGCCAGAAGCTGCGAGAACTCGTTCAGGAGGAGTTCGATTCCGGGATCGACCTGCCGACCTACGGCATGGACGTGGATTTCATCCTGCTCGGCAATACCGCAGAATATCAGGATTACGCGAGCCTGCAGGCCGTGAATCTGTACGATACGGTCACTGTCATCGACGAGGTCATCGGCCTTACGGCCAAGGTGCGCGTGACGGGCTACGAGTGGGATGCGCTGCGCGAGCGGTACAATTCCGTGACCCTCGGCGAGCTGCAGGATCTGCAAAATACCACTTACGGATTTAATATCGCCAATGGCTCGGTCTCCGGCAACAAATTGATTGCCGGCAGCGTGGGCGGCGAGATGCTCCGAAATGCAACCATCCAGTACGCCAAGATCTCCGTAGCAGCTATCCAACAGCTTACCGCCGAGGCATTCAACGCCGTAAAGGCCAACATCGATCAGCTGGACGCGGGATCGATCAACGCCAGCAAGATCGACACGGCGTCGCTCAGCGCGGCTGTAGCCAACATCGTGACGCTCATGGTCGGCTCCATCACCGCGGACAACATCGAGACCGACGAGCTGGCGGCGGTTCTGGGCGATTTCCTGAGCCTGTACTCAGATTATGCCGGCATTGACTTCGCAGACATCAAGGACATGACCGTGGACGAGATGATCTTCCGCGTCGGTGTTGGCACGGAACTGTTTATCGACCGGCTGGTCGCGACAAATGCATTCCTTGCGTCGGCGACGCTGGGAAACCTCATCGTGCGCGGCGAAGATGGCAACTATTATCGGATTTCCGTGCAGTCGGACGGCACGGTCATCACGACGCCCGTAGAGCTCACCGACGAAGAAATCGCCGCAGGGGAAACCGACGACGGAAAGGGCGTCGTCGATTCCGGCGTGGACATCCCGGCGATGAACGGCGGGCAGATTGCCGGGTCGAGCGCCGTCATTTCGACGATCCTGACCGACGCGCTGACCGCCGGCAAGATCACAGCCGGGCAGGCGCTGATCGCCTCGGCGGAGATCCCGGAGCTGTACACCACGGCGATCAACGCCATCGGCAACAGCATCGACATAACGGCCAATTCGACCATTCAGATGCTGATCGGCGTCGCCAACGACATCCGCGCGTGGTACACGTTCTCCGAGAACGGGCTCGAAGTCGGTAAGGCGGGCAGCACCTACTCGACGCTGACGGACGATACCGGCTTCCACATCTTGCAATTAGACGAAAAAATCGGATCGTTTGCCAAGCGGCGGCTCATTACCGAAGCCGTGCAGGTCGGGCCGGTCAATGCATCCGGCACGCGGATCGTGATGCGCAGCGCCTATGACGGCGGCGTGATCTTTGTCCCGGAGGTGGTTTCATAATGCACTATGAGCTGGGTTCCAACCAACATGCATTTGTCAAGCGTACAAGCTATTCCGATTGGGATTCATCTGGCGCGACGCAGGGCGCATACGGCAACAACTATCCCCGCATCGGCGCAATCCGCTATGCAGGGCTGCACAACTCGGTCGTCTGGGCAGATCAGGAGATCAGCCAGATTACCGTTGCGCTGCGGTTTCTCGCTGCGGGCAGCAACAGCGCCAAGACGTTGACGTTCTGGCGGGGCGCGAAGAGTACGATCAACGGCACCGGCCAGAGCATGATCGGGGCAGAGATGGGATCGATCTCGATCGCCAACGCCTACAACGGCGTACGGAACATCGTACTTTCCGCGTCGAGCAACCCCGCGCTGTTCAGCGCATTCGTCTCATGGCTCCAGGACGGCCAAACCGAAACGCTGGTCATTTACCGGAACGAAGGTGCTGGCAGCGGAAGTTGGTCATCCAACTACCTCAAAATCGACGCAACCATTATCTACATCGAATACGAGCCGAAGGGCAGTAAGGGCACGCTCAACAAGACTTCGGTGGACGCGGGTCAAAATGTGAGTCTTACCATCGATCCGCTGGACGTATCCGGCACGGTCACGCACCGGGTGCAGTGGAGCTTTGGCAGCGCATCGTCGAGTGTCACCACGCTGCCGGCCGGCACGACCTCGACCAACTACACGATTCCCATGAACTGGTGCAGCCAGATTCCAGACGCAGAAAGCGGACAGGCGGTCTGCACGCTGACGACGCTGGTCAACGGCTCGGTCAGTGCCACTCGTGAGATTCCATTCACCGTGACGGTTCCCGCGAGCGTCGTGCCGTCGTTCGACGCGGCGATCGCGCCGCAGGACACGACCGGCGGCTACTACCAGCACATCGGCGCCGCGCAGATTACGATCTCGAACGCCGAATCGCAGTACGGCGCGACCATTACAGGCTACCGCATCACAGGCGGCGAGGGCACGGACGCGAGCTCCGCCAGCGTCACGACCGAGCCCTTTGCGCAGAGCGGGGATCACGCCTACACCCTGACCGTCACCGACAGCCGCGGGCGGACGGCCTCGCAGGTCGTGCACGCAAACGTCGCCTCCGTGTCACCGGTTGCCATTCAGGTGTTCGCTGTGCAGCGCTACTCGACCGTCATTGGCGACGACGGCCTGCCGGATTACGTCGCGTCGGGCGACGGCGATCACGTCTGGGTCACGATTCTCGCGACGGCGGATCTCGCCGGCGGCAACAATGCGCCCACGGCCAAAATCCTTTACGGCGTCACCGGCGGCACGCAGACGCAGGTCAGCGTCGCATGGGGCAGCAACGCCACGCTGTCGCGCACCGACGACCGCACGGTCATCACCGCGCAGGTGCCAGTCACGGACGCGTACTTCTTCGAGTTGGTCGTCGAGGACGGATTTTCCACGGCCACGCTGTCCGCCTACATTTCGCAGTCGTGGGCAGCGCTGCACATTCCCGGACACGGACACGGCCTCGGCGTCGGAATGTACGCGCAGGGCACGCCGGACGATCCAGCGATGGACGTCGCGTGGCCGATTCGGGCGCGCGGCGGAATCCAAGGCGTGACGATCTACTCGGAGGACGAACAGCCGACTGGCGGGGTCTGGATTGACGGGCGGCCGATTTATCGGAAGAGTTTTTCAATCGGCGCAATGGCGGCAGGGGCGTCGCAAGAAATCTCAATGGGCATTGCGCCCGGATCATTGGGGGGTATTGTCTCGATTCGAGGCTCGGCAAAATTGGCGGGAGCGGACTACTGGAATGTGCTGCCTCATGTGGATATTGGCGCAATCAACACATGGGGAATCAAACTTGAAATCGCTAATGCTTCCAGCGTACCGATGGTTTCGGTGTCCATGGGGTCTGGCAGATCGATTGAACGAGGGTATGTCCATGCGGAGTATACCAAGAATACAGATGCTGACAGCGATGGAATGGTGACGATGCCTCCGAGCGGGATGGCAGGAGAAAATGCATACGGATGTACCGTGACAGCCAGCGGCGCATACACCTCATCGAACGATTACCGCCCGTTGAATGCGTTTGATGGAAGTTTGTCGTCGATTTGGGCGTCTAATATGAATGGCGACCAATGGGTTCAGCTCAAAATGTCTGTGGCGTTGCGCGACATTGTGGTCTATGTGTACGAGCAATCTGGCGTTGTCTTGTATCCTACGGCGGGCAATGTGCAGGGCAGCAATAATGGAACCAGTTGGACGCAGATTGGCTCCTTCAGCGGGTGGTCAAAGGACAATATGGACGATACCGGACTTTTCGGGACTATCTTGTGTAACAATAGCGATACTGCGTATCAATATGTGCGATTGAACGTTACATCCCGTGTTGCAGATCATCAGTTTGACATCGCCGAGATCAAAATCAAAGGTAAACAATAAGAAGAAATGCACACCGACTGTGAAGAACCGACGGGGAGGGATACAAATGGCTGGCATGCTGAACGCGCTGGAGCTGAACGAGGAGACCGGAGCCATCGTCATCGGACGCGGCGCAACTGGATGTTTCCAGGTTGACATCGAAGCGGACGAGATCTTGCGCCCGGGTGTGGACGTTGCAGTATTCGCCATCGGCAGGCAGCGGTCGCAAAACTACAGATCCATCTTCCGCAAGACGTGCGCAATCCTGCCGCGCGCCGGCGGAGGCTACAGTGTCGTCGTCGAATTGGCCAACGAGGATACGCGCGATCTGACGCCCGCCAGCTATGTCTGGACGCTGATCCTCGTCACCGACCCGGAATATGAGAACGACGGCACGGTCATCGTAGAGGATCGCACGGACGGCGTGTATCCGCTCTGGGTCGGCGAAAACCAACCGGCGTTTGAAGTAAGGGGGGTTGCAAGTGTCATCTAATGTACAGCGGCGTGATTTGCCGACAGATGTTTCGCAGGGAGCGAGGCAGACCATCGTCACCAACGTCCGGCAGATCCTGCGGGGTTACAGCGCATACGAAATCGCCGTACAAAACGGCTTTGTGGGCAGCGAGGAAGAATGGCTCGCGTCGCTGGTGAGCAGCGGCCTGCCCGACAGCCTTGTCCTCGACGGCGGCGATGCCGCCGGTTTGAGTAAAAACTGACAAAGGAAGGATGGAAAACATGGCAGAACAGACGGTACAGGGAATTGTCCTCTTCCGCCGGGATACTTCGGCGGACTGGGAGACGAACAAGACCGGCGTCCCGAAGGATGGCGAGCCCTGCTGGAACTCGGAGACGCACGAGCTGCGCGTCGGCGACGGCGTGACGGCTTACGAAAACCTGCCCGTGATCGGCGCGGGCGCAGCGTCCACGGCCACGCACTACGAGGGCATCCGCGAGGGCAGCGAAACCGACGCAGAGGTGATCGAGCGCGTGCTCTCCGGCGCGTCGCCCAACAAGGACGACATCTTCGTCGTCAAGACGCTGATCTCCGGCGATAAGTACAGCTTCACGGCCTATGTCTACAACGGCACGGCGTGGGCGGCGATGGACGGCAACTACAACGCAGAAAACGTCTACTTTGACGAGGATCTGCTCACGACGTCCGAGGTTGGCAACATCACCCTGACCAACGGTCAGGCGACGATCCCGTCCACGGGCAAAAATCTGAAGGAAGTCTTCCAGACCATTTTTGTGGAGGAGAAGAACCCGACGATCACGCAGCCGAGCGTGAGTCTGACGTTTGCGCAGGCAAAGGCGTATGAGGTTGGCGAAAGCGTCACGCCGCAGTATTCGGCCTCGCTGAACCCCGGTTCCTATCAGTACGGCCCTGCGACTGGCGTCACGGCGACGGCGTGGGAAGTGACCGATACCGCCGGACACAGCGCTTCTACGGCTTCCGGGCAGTTTGATCCCGTGACCGTCGCGGATGACACGAACTACACCATCACGGCGCAGGCCACGCACGGCGCGGGCGCGACGCCCAAGACCAACGTCGGCAACGACTACGCGGCGGGTGCAATCCAAGCGGGAACCAAGAGCCGGACGTCCAGCGCGATCACCGGCTACCGCAACAGCTTCTACGGCACAGTGACGGCCAAGGATGCCGTGACCTCGGCAATTATCCGCGGCCTTGCGGGTAAGAGCGGCAAGGCGCTCACAAACGGCGCGACGTTTAACGTCTCGATCCCGGTTGGCGCGCTGCGCGTGATCATCGCCTATCCGGCTACGCTGCGCGACGTGACCTCGATCCAGGACGTCAACGGCATGTCCGCCGAGATCAAACCCAGCTTCGCGCAGCAGACCGTGCAGGTCGAGGGCGCGAACGGTGCGACGGCGATCGACTATAAGGTCTACACGCTCGACTTCGCCAGCGCGAACGACACGGCAAATACCTACAAGGTGACGATCTAAAGGAAGGGGTGACAGAGAAATGGGTGTGAATACGCTTCCTAAGTTGAACTTTTCTGTTCCCTTCGCAATGACGTCGGCGCTGCCGCTCGATTGGAACAGCTATTTTACTTCTCTGACCGAGGCTCAGGCTGCGGCTGCGACGGCGGACGTTGCGGGCAGCTCGACCACGGCGTTCTATTACGGCCAGCAGATCATGGTGGTCGAGGGCGGCGTTGCAACGCTGTACGTCATTCAGCCGGATAAGACGCTCAAGGCGGCAGGTTCCGCGCTGACGGCGGACGGCACGTCGATCGCCATTGTGGACGGTCAGGTGCAGATCCTCGGATTTGCCGCCGCCGAGACCGGCGCGCAGCCGCGCAAAAAGGCGGATGGCTCGATCGAGTGGATCAAGCCCGACACCACGACGGTCGAGGGCTTGCAGACGGCGGTTGAAGGGCTGGAGTCGGACGTCGAGAGCTTGCAGACGGCCGTGGGCAACGTCTACACCAAATCCGAGGTGGACAGCAAGGTCGCGGGCGTGTACCGCTACAAGGGCAGCGTCGCGACGTATGCCGAACTGCCCAGCGCGGATGTCGCGGCGGGCGATGTCTACAACGTCGCGGCCGCCGACGCGGAACACGGCGTCAAGGCGGGCGACAACGTGGCGTGGACGGGCACGGCGTGGGATGTGCTCGCGGGCACGGTTGACCTGTCGGGCTATGCGACTTCCGCCGCGCTTGACGGCAAGGTGGACAAGGTCGCAGGCTCCCGCCTGATGACCGAAGCCGAGGGCACGAAGCTCGCTGGGATTGCGGAAGGCGCGCAGGTCAACGCCATCGACGGCGTGTCGTCGGAGTTTGTCATCAATCCGGACGGCAAGACGCTGTCGCTCGCCGCCGTCGCCATGGACAAGGTGACGGGGCTGTCGGCCGCGCTCGCGGGCAAGGTGGACGCCGAGGCGGGCAAGGGTCTGTCCAGCAACGACTATACGGACGATGAGAAGTCGAAGCTCGCGGGCATCGCAAACGGCGCGCAGCAGAACGTCATCGAGGCAATTCAAGCGAATGGCGTTGCGCTGCCGGTGTCTGGAAAGACGGTCAATCTCCCGATGGCGACGGCGCAGGCGGTTGGCCTTGTGAAATCGTCGGCCGCGGCGTCTCGGTCGGCGCGGACGGCGGGATGACGGTCAACAGCCTGAACGTCTCGAAGCTCACGCAGACGGCGGGCGACCTGCTGATCCTCGACGGCGGCGATGCAAGCGGCCTCGCGGCGGCGGTGTGATGAACTCAAAAATGATCGGAGGCAATTAAAATGGCACAATATCAGTGGAATGTCCGGCACGTCCTGAAGGGCGACACCTATGCAAACCTCACACAGGAGAACATCACGCCGCTCAAGAACGAGCCGGTGGTCGTAATCGTGCCGGCGGAGACCGGCGCAGTGCAGCAGGAGCCGTGCATCCTGCTCAAGATCGGCGATGGTACGACGCCGTTCAACGACCTGCCGTTCGTGGCGGGCCGTGCGGCGGACGTCTACAACTGGGCCAAGGCCGCGACGAAGCCGAGCTACACGGCGAGCGAGATCGAAGGTCTGGATGATTATATTTCCGGGCAGATCGAGGATACCGACACGCAGTATCAGATCGTCGTGGACGGCTCCAACGACCACCTGCTCAAGCTCCAGTCGCGCCCCAAGGGCGGCGGCTCGTGGACGGACGTCACGACGATCACGCTGCCGGATGACAGCTACAACGACACCGAGGTGCGCGGCCTGATCTCGGCCAACACCACGGCGATCGAGGTGCTCAATGGCACGGGCGCGGGCTCGGTCAGCAAGCAGGTCGCGGACGCCGTGGCGCAGATCGTCAGCGACGCCCCGGATGCCTATGACACGCTCAAGGAGATCTCCGATTGGATCACCTCGCATGCGTCCAGCGCCGCTGAGATGAACAGCAACATTCAGAGTCTGCAAACGGCGATGGGTAACAAGGTGGATAAGGTTGAGGGCAAGCAGCTCTCGACCGAGGACTACACGACCACCGAGAAGTCGAAGCTCGCGGGGATTGCGCCGATGGCCGAGGTCAACCTGATCGAAGAGATTCAGGTAAACGGCACACCGGTTCCGCCCAGCGACAAGACGGTCAACATTGCCGTGCCTACTGGCGCGCTGGCGAGCAAGAGTGAGGTTGCTGAGAGCGACCTCGCGGCGGCGCTGGCGAGCAAGATCAACGCCAAGGCGGACGATTCCGCGCTCGCGGCGATTGCCAAGACCGGCAACGTGTCCGACCTGATCCTCTCGCCCGGCGACGTCATCATCCTCAACGGCGGCACGGCGACGACGGTGATTTGACACAGTTGACAGAATTTCCCTCATGCGTTATAATCCTTATAACACAAGAAGAGGGGGATATTTCTATGTCAACAATCATCTGGATTCTTGCAATCGCCATCGTATTGCTTGCCGCCTTTCTCTGCGGACAGGCCTGTGACAATCTCGCTCAGTACAAAGGCTATGGCGGAAGCGCGTTCTGGGTTGGCTTTTTCTGCGGCGTTCCGGCGTTGATTTACTACGCTGGACTCCCCATTAGCGAATCGATGACAAAATCCCGGCAGGATGCATTGGCTGAGTCCATTGCCGCTGCCATGGGTTCGGTGGATGCGCCAAAGCCGGGTGCCGGGAACACTGCGCGTTCCAATGCCGTTCCCTATTCGGCTGCGCCATCTTCTCAAATGGCGCGGAGTACATGGCGTGCGTCAGATACGCCGATGCCGACACACGTCGAATATGCGATTCGCGTGCCAGTCGAAAGCCGCAGTATTCATTCTGACAATCCGGAAATCTACTGCTCTGAATGCGGAAATCGCCAACCCGCAAACTGGCCAAAGTGTTGGAAATGCGGTCGAACGTTCAAGAATGAAGAATAACCTATTTTGTCAAGCCACATCCATAGGGTGTGGCTTTTTCATGCCCACTAGTAGCAATACGTCTGGAAAGGATCCGGAAATTCGGTCGATTCCTTATAGTGAGAGGAATCGACCGATTATTGTCTGGAAGGAGGTTTATCATGGCAAAAATTGAACTGGACGGCCGCATCGGGCACAAGCGGGACACGGATGCGGCGCTTGCGCAGTCCGGCTTTGTGCCGCTGGACGGCGAGCTGGTGCTGGCGGAGCTGGACGGAGAGGTTCGCCTCAAGGCCGGCGACGGCGTGCGGACGTATGCCGAGCTGCCGTTTTTGGACGCGGTGCTGCGCGAGGAAGTCGAGGGGAAGGCCGATGTGGATCACACCCACGCTGAGGCGACGGAGAGCGCGGGCGGATTCATGCCGGCGGCGGACAAGGAGAAGTTGGACGGCATCGAAGAGAATGCCAACAACTACACGCACCCGACGTATACCTCCCGCAGTTCCGGGTTGTATAAAATAACCGTCAATAGCATGGGGCATGTGTCGAGTGCGACCAATGTGACAAAAGCCGACATTGTAGCGCTCGGCATTCCAAGCGAGGACACAAATACGACCTATGGCCTTGCTACAGCATCTGCTTCCGGTCTGATGAGCGCATCGGATAAGTCCCGAATCGACAGTCTGGATGTCGCATGGGTTTATTCGCCCCATCCGACCAGCCGAACTGCTACTACGATTCCCCGCAATTCCAATACCGCGCTTGGGAATCGAACCATCTACACGGCTGGAATTCACTACGTTTGGCTGGAATTCTGGGCGGACTTACCGGGCGACACGTACATGGCGGTCTACATTAAGTGCCAACGCGGGTCACAGGACTATGAACTTGCAGCTAACACTTATCAGAGCGGCGGAGTTCAGGCAGGAATTGTTTCCGGATTCTTCCCGTTGCAAGCCAATGATTACCTCTATTTCAATGTCTTCCATAGCGGTGATGGCAACGTTACTTTCCGGTGGCGATACGGGATCCTTCGGCTGAAAAAGACGTGACCGAGTAGGCAAACTGGAGCGACCGATGAGAGCATAAGCAAGGAGGGAATCATCATGGCAACGGTTTATATTGGCAGCGCGCGCATCGACGAGCGCGGCAGGGCGTCCGGCGGTCAGGCCGGGAACCAGAACGGCAAGGAACTGAGCAAACAGGCATGGTACGACCACTCGAAGCGCTGGTACTGCTTCCGTGCGCGCGACAGCGCCATGGCGGGCTTCATTGCCGAGGGCATGGAACACGGCATTGATAACCACAACATCGGCTACGACCAAAACCAAAATCAGACGCTGTACAAAGAGGTCAGGGACAAGGGCTTCGACCCGGCAAAAGCGGCCACGCCCTGCGAGACGGATTGCGCCCGGATGGTGCGCGTCTGCGTGGCCTACGCCTATGGGCGCGTCGGGCTGGACGGATCGAAGGTGCCGGACTGGTATACGGCGACGCTGCCCAGCCTCATCATGGGACTGGGGACGTTTGTGAAGTACACCGACGCCGACCACTGCAGGTCGAGCAAGTACCTCAAGCGCGGCGACATCCTCTGCACGCGCACGAAGGGGCACGTCGTCGTGGTGCTCAACGACGGCGAGCTGGCGGGCAGCGATGTCACGGATTACGAACTCGGCGACCGCATCCTGCGCGACGGCGACTACGGCGCGGACGTGATCGAATTGCAGACGCGGCTTAAAGCCGTGGGCTACGATCCCGGCGAGATCGACGGCGAATTCGGCCCGAACACCGAGAGCGCGGTCAAGGCGCTGCAGACGGCGGCGGGAATTCTCGTGGACGGCGAGTTCGGCCCGGACAGCTTGGCGGCGCTGGTTGCGTTGGAGGGCACAGAGGACGATCCCGACGAGCCTGTGGACGATCCCGAGCCGGAGATCGACGGCCTCCATGTGCAGGTCAGCGGCGGCAACGCCTACATCCGCACCGGCCCCGGCACGCAGTACGACGCCATGGGCGTCGCGCACGCCGGCAATGCGTTGGAATTTGCGAATCCCGACTGTTGGGTGCCCGTACTGGTCGATGGCCGAATTGGCTGGATCAGCGGGAAGTATGCGAAGGTGGTGAGCGAATGAGCGACGCGGTCGTTGTCGCGCTGATTACCGGGGCGGTGTCGCTGCTGGGCAGCGTGATGTCCATGGTGGTCAGCGCGCGGAAGGCGAAACAGCAGGCCGACGTCACGCTGTGGCGGATTGACGAACTGGAGCAAAAAGTCTCCAAGCACAACAATCTGGTCGAGCGGACGTACAAGCTCGAAGGCCGCGTGACCGAGGCCGAGCACGACATTCGAGATCTGAAGAACCGGAAGGGAGCATGAGCATGAACATCGATCTAACCCCCATCTTTCAGGCGGTCATCGCGCTGTTGGCGGCGCTGGTGACGTACAAGCTGATCCCGTGGATCAAGAGCAAGACCACGGCGGAACAGCAGGCGCTATTGACTGCTACAGTCAGGACGCTGGTCTACGCCGCCGAGCAGCTCTACGGCGCGGGCAAGGGCACGGAGAAGCTCGACTACGTGATCAAGGAGCTGGAAGCGCGCGGCTTCACCGCCGACCGCGCGGCCATCGAGGCCGCTGTGGCGGAAGAGTTGAACCGCGTCGAGACCTATGAGACCACAGAAACCGTGGAGGAAACGGACGGGGAAGGCGAGTAACCTATAATAATGAAACCCGGGCGGAGAAATCCGTCCGGGTTTATTTTATTGGTTCTGTCCCTGACCTACTCCCCTTCCGGGGCTTTTTCGGGGACGTCCAGCGGGATTGTCGTGCCATCCGGCAGGATGAAAGCGATCTTGCAGCCGAGAAATTCTGCCACCGTTGCCAGATCCCGCGCAGACCAGCTATCGCGCTTCATTTTATTGCCAAGGCTCTGCTTGGAGCTCATGCCCAAGCAATCGATCAGATCGATTTGCTTGCGTCCGTAGTAACTCAGCAGCATCTTGATTTTGCTTGTCGTCGTCGCCATTCATCATCACCTCGATTATATTATACATCATTTCGATGCATTAGTCAATGTTAATAGTTGATTAAAGATCAGCCAAATATATTGACAGGTCAGTCAAAACAATGTACTATATAGTTGTAAGGCAGAGCACACAAGCTCTTCTGAAAGGAGGGGAGGACATGGACGAGATGCCCACCACGACTGAGTACATCCTGCGAATGGTCTTGGAGTTGATCGAAAAGTGCGAAACACTTGAGGAACTCCGGGAAGCCGTAAAGAATGTGCTTAGTGCTTCCAAATAAGGGAAAAGGGTCAGCGCCCATTCCACTAGCCGCTGACCCAACCCTCACAGAGGTGAGCCGGGAGCCTTACCCCGACCACCTCCTATGATACCAGAGTAAGGCAAAAAAGTCAAGCAACATAGAAGGAATTTCAGGAGGTTAAATCATGTGCTACATTGCAACCGTTTACAGCAACTCCACCCATGAACGGGAGTATGAATTCAACAGCCGCAGCGCGATCAATGCGGCGAACCTCTACGGCCGCTGCGAGAGCGGTGAGGTCGTCACCGTCCGCACGTTGTCCGGCAGGGAAATCAGCCGGGCGGTCTGGACGCCAGAAAACGGCGGTCGCTATCTGCGCGTGGCCGTCTGGTAAAGGTGCAGATGGAGCTTGACACAGAGACGCCTGCTTGCGGGCATTGTACACAGGTAGAAGGGATTGCGATTATGATGCGGAAATTTGTGCCTTTTAGGGATGCGGCGAAGGTCGCCGGATACGAGGAATGGTGGCAGGTCGAGTATGACAACATGGGCTGGTGCCGCGACGGCGTGACACGTTGGTATTGGTTCGAGGCGGAAGACGGCACGCCTTGCTACACGCTGAAATACTGACCGACGCTCACCTTGGAGGCCACGAAGTGACGTCCAATAAAAAGCGGGTCAGCGCGCCAAGCACCCAAGCGCCGCTGACCCAATTCTACAGAGGGGCCGGGAAGTTGTCTGCCATCCCGGTCACTTCTATGATAGCAGAATGGATCAAAAAAGTCAAGATATACGAACGGAAAAGTGCGTTTCTGCCAAGGAGGTTTACACATGGACATCTACGCTGAAATTACAGACCGCATCATCGCCGAGCTTGAGGCCGGCACAGTACCATGGGAAAAGCCATGGACAGGCACCCGGAGCGGCGCGATCCGCCGCTCCAACGGCAGGCCGTATAGCCTGCTGAACCAGATGATTCTCGGAAAACCCGGAGAATACCTAACCTACAAGCAGTGCGAAGCTGAAGGCGGACGGATCAAAAATGGCAGCAGGGCAAAAATGGTCGTATTCTGGAAGTTCGTCCAGCATGAAAAGAAAGACGACCACGGCGCAGTCATCCGCGATGCCAATGGGCTTCCTGTCACGGCGAATATCCCGTTTCTTCGCTATTACAGCGTATTTCATATTGACGACTGCGAGGGGCTTTCTCCAAAGTGGAATGCGCTACCCGAATCAGATCCTACGATACAGCCCATCGAACGGGCGCAGACAGTGCTCGACGCCTATATCGCGCGCGAAGGCATTTCTCTCCAGCACGAAAAATCCGACGAAGCCTTTTACAGCCCTGCCCGCGACGTCATCCATCTTCCCTTGATGGAACAGTTCTCGAATTCCGAAAGCTACTACGATACCGCCTTTCACGAGAGCGTTCATTCAACCGGCCATCCACGTCGTCTCAACCGCATATCGGCCTCCTCGCCGTCTTCCTCATTCGGTGGGGAAAGTTATTCAAAGGAAGAACTCGTCGCGGAGATCGGTGCGTGCGCGATCATGCACGAACTCGGGATTGAAACAACGCAGACCTTCCGCAATAACGCCGCCTATATCCAAAGCTGGCTCAATGCGCTCAGGAATGACAAGCGCATGATCGTCAGCGCAGCCGGAAAAGCCGAAAAAGCCGTCGCCATGATTTTGAATCGCAGTTCAACGAGCGATAACCAAACATATGTTTGACCACAATTTGACCACAATTTTGACCACAATTCGAGTTAAACGCAGTTATTCGCCATTTCGTCTGATTGCGAAAACCCCTTGATTTCAAGGAGATTACGACGTCCCATTTATCGTTATTATTCAGCCGAGAATAATTCATAACTTTTCACCCTAACCAGCCCAAACCCCCTGAAACGCCGTGTTTTCAGGGGGTTTGCCTATGCCTAAATGAACGTTTGACCACAATTTTGACCACAATTGAACTCAGAACGCTTCATTCCCCCGAAGATCCGCTTCCCAAAATGCTCTCTATATGGGCATCCATGCGGGCGGAGGATTCCTGTTTCATCTGCTGCGTGACGTGTCCGTATTGATCCAACGTAAAGCTGCTGGTCGCGTGTCCAAGGGCTTCCTGTACAGTTTTGACATCATCTCCGCTCCGAAGCGCAGCAACGGCGTAACTGTGCCGCATATCGTGGAAGCGCGCTTCTGGCAAGCCGATTTGCGCTGCAATCGTTTTGAACTGCTTGACGACGCATGAATGGTGCAAGTGTTCCCCTACTTCATTAGTGAATACAAATCCATCCCGATTCTGCCATGCGCCACCCGCCTTCATGCGAAGCTCGGCCTGCGCTTTGTGCTGTTCACACAGAAGATTGATGACATATTTGGGCGGCATCAATACGCGCGGCTTATCGTTCTTCAGCGAGCTGAAAAAGTATTCCCCTTTCAGGTAAAGGAGTTGGCGATAGATCCGAATTGTGCCGGCTTTAAAGTCGATGCAGTCCCATGTCATACCCAGCAATTCGGATTTGCGAAGGCCCGTGAATAGAGCGCAAAGGAATAAGCGTTCATTACGATGTCCCTTAAGTGCGTTTACAAATTTGGCCGTATCATCATCGTCAAATGGCTTCAATTCCTTTTTCTCGACGCGAGGAAGCACGCAGCCATTCGATGGATTCGAGCGCAAATAGCCAATTTTCACCGCCTGATCCAGTGCGTGATGAAGGACACAGAAATTATGCCTTACCGTTTTCGGCGATACTGGAGCCGCACCATTATACCCCTTTTGCAGGCGATTGATAAAAGTCTGCACATTATGTGCTCGGATCTCCGATAAGCGCAACGCGCCCAGCAAAGGAACGATATGCACGCGGATTTGCGTTTCATAGGTTTTGATGGTCCCCGGTTTTACACCTGAAGTATATTCTGACAACCATATTTCAAGCCATTCTTTCAGCGATAGCTTCGCAGGCTCGACGTAAGTGTTCTCATCGACCGCCGCGACGGCAGCACGAAGTTTGCGGGCGCATTCGTCTGAAGTGTTCCCGTAGACGGTTTTGTAAACTGGCTTGCCGGTTCCGGGGTCAATGCCCGTCTTGAAGCGTGCCTCCCAGCGTCCATCTTTGCGTTGGCGAGGCTGCATGCCGTTTCCGTTGGCAGCGCGTTTGCGCGGCATGGCGATACCTCCATAATTATAATCTGGTTCCCGGATTTTAGGTGCTGCGGGTAAATCAAAATGGCATGGAATCAAGCTGTGATTCAGTATATTCCATAATCAATCAAATGTCAATAATAATAAATAATATTTAATCATTGACAACATAAATCAACTTATGATATACTAATTTAAGAAAAATCAATCTGAGGTGATTTTATGGAAAAGCTGACGTTTACTGTGAAAGAGGCCGCACAGGCCGCGAATGTATCCATCCCGACGCTTTACGCATGGGCAAAGACCGCAGGTTTCCCCGTGGTCAAGGTAGGGCGAAAACTGGTTGTGCCAATCGACGCATTCAGACGTTGGCTCGAAAAACAGGCAAAGGGGAATTCAGCGCCCGATGATTCTGCCGTCTGACGCCGATTCACAAGCCAGTTTGACACACTCTCTCGCATTTTTCCCGGTGTTATGATGTCCATACCCATCATTGAGCCGCCCGCCTCTCAGGCATTTCGGGCGGCTCATGAATTGTGGATAAATTGTGGAAAACGTGTTCAAAAGGCCAACGCACAGCTTGCAGGAATTGCAAAGAGCAAGACGGCATCCTCTCCTGTCCGTGATCTCCTATAATTCCGACTTAGTAACAAAGAACGCATTCCCGTTCACCACAAGGCGAATGCCCCGATAGTGCTTCATGAACCAGTCCGCTTCATATTCGTCGTAATTCTCTACGATCATCTTCCGAAAATCATCGACCGGCATTTCATCGAAGTCCTGCCGCGCGATGAACTCCGCGCAGTCACGGCGATCCAACAGCTGATACATTCGCAGGTTGAAATCTGCCGCCTCCAAGTGCGCACCGCGAAGCGCATCTTCTGCAGCAGCCCACTCCCCCGCCTCCATCAGCCCTTCGGCCAAGTTAGTGTAATAGGTCTGGATCGCGTCGTCCGAGTTATCCTCAACCTCTACCACGATATAATTCGTCGAGGAACAGACTGGACAGGGACGGCTCGCAAGAGCATGGGCTTCATCTACGGAAGTCCTGCAATTCGAGCACCATGCAACTCTCATGTTCTCCACTTCCCTTCTTCATATTTATTTTCGCATGAGCATGCTCAACGTTTTTCCATGGTTTTCGCGTGAGCATGCTCATTGATTTTTTGTGTTTCTGCGTGAGCATGCTCATTGGTTTTTCATGGTTTCTGCGTGAGCATGCTCATTGGTTTTTTGTGTTTCTGCGTGAGCATGCTAAAGAATAAAAAGAAACTATACTATACTGTACTATGTATTTATTTATATATATATTATATATAATATCTACTTAGTGCATACATAGCTCGTATAAGAACCAACGTCTTTATACGTACTCCCCCTGCGGCTCGCCACGGAGGATCGAAGCCTCACCCCACAGACGACGTGCTCGATCCAAGGCCGTTGTTCCCCTTTGCGGACATCCGGCGCGATTCCGAGATTGCGTTCGCGATTACAACCTGTTGCCCCTCCCAGTCCAGTTTCCTGAAAATGCCCAGCAACCGCTCTTCGCTTTCCGTCAGCTTGACCGACGCCCCCTCGTCCTCCTCCATGCCCAGCAGATATGCAGGGGAGCAGTCGAGGAACTTACAAATCGGAGCAAGATAGCTCGACGGTATGGAATCCACGTCACCCTTAATCCAAGCGCTAACGGCGGCAGGCGTCAGATCACAAACCTCCGCAATCGCCTTTTGCATGATACCCCGTTCTTTCAGCAGCTGAGATAGCCGTCCCGCGATTGTCATATGCAGCCCTCCAAAATTTTTTGAGAAAATTTGCGGAAAGGTGTTGACAGTCAACGTATATTTGATTATAATATGCTTGTAATCAATTCACAGCACATTATAGTCAATATAAATTTGACTATCAGCACTTTCAGTCCAATCGGTCAATTTCTTCCGCAATTGATTATAGCACGTTTGGACTGATTTGACAATAGTCAAGCCGAGGCTCGGGAGGTGGATACATGGCAAGGAAAAAAATGATTGCAGCGGTTTACGACCGCTCATGGCTCGAACGGACGCGGCGAATGAAGGGGATAAGCCAACAGGAAATTGCCAAAGCCTGTGGCTGCGATGTGTCGTTTTACAGCCGGGTTGAACGCGGTTTGCAAATGCCGAGCGTCCGAATCGGAATCAGGATCTGCGACCTGCTGGACGTAGACATTCACGAATTTCTCAACGAACCTGAACTTACAGAACAATGATCTCGTCTCCTTTGATTTTTATCAATGACATTGTACTACGAATCGAGATGGTTTGAAATGGCGGTATTCGCACCCTCTGACCTCAAAAAGTTGCGGGAGGCGCAGCACATGAGCGCCGCAGACCTCGCAGAACTCGTGAATTGCGACACGAGCACGATTCACCGCTATGAGGCCGGCAAGCTGAAGCCCAACCCCGACGTGATGTACCAGATCTGTGAAGCGCTCGGCGACGTCGACAAGTGGTCCGTCTGGATGCGGACCGAGTACCCCATCAGCTACGGACGGATGCACCCCGAGCCAAAGGAATACACGCTTCAAGGCGCGCTGATGAGCCTGTACGCTGAGATCGGCGACATCATGGGCTTGCAGCAGGAGATTCTCAAGGACGGCGCGGACGGAAAGCTGGACGACCAAACGCTCGAACGCAGGCTCCGGCAGGAACTCACAGAGCTGCTTCAGAGCGCACAGCGCGTGCGCAGCGTATTGCACATGGCACAACTACAGGAGTAAATGCACTCGAAAAATTCTACAGAGGTGAAAAGCATGGACATCGTATTGGAATGCAGGGACAAGCTCTCACATTCAAGGCCGGATCTCGAGCTTTACATCGCGGCGAGAGAGGGCCAGACCGTTGGCAGCGTCCACACGCTGGGCTTGGGAACGCGTGTTCAAGACTTCGAGGCAGTGATCAACCGGCTGTTTGACATCGTCGATGGCGAATACCCCGGCCTGCTCGACTTCCTGCTTGCCGAGAGGGCAAAACAGGCCGAAGGGAGCGCGAAACCATGCGAATGACATTGCAAGAGATGCGGATTGCCAACTTCAAGGGCATTCGCAGCCTGACGGTTACCTTTGGCAGCGACTCCACGGCGATCTCCGGCATGAACGGCACTGGAAAGAGTTCCATCGCAGACGCCTTTTCGTGGGTGCTCTGGAACAAGGATAGCCACGGAAACGCCCCCGGCAGCGACAACTTCCATGAAAAGCCGCTGGACGAGCACGGCAATGAGATCCACAATCTCGATACGACCGTCGAACTGCTCTGCACGCTGGACGGCCAGCGATTCGATCTCAAGCGCACCCAGCGCGAAAATTGGGTCAAGAAGCGCGGCGCGGCAGCGCCCACCCTGCAGGGAAACGTCTCGACGTATTGGATCAACGGTGTCGAAACCAAGCTACAGGACTTCCGGCAGCGCATCGCCTCCATCTCCAGCGAAGATGTGTTCAAGCTGATCGGCAGTCTGTCCGCATTCAACCGCCTCGAATGGAAAAAGCGCCGCGAACAACTGCTCGCGATTGCCGGAGGCAATGTCGATGCCGGGCTGCTCGCAAAGCCGGAATATCAGCCGCTCGCGGCGGAAATCTCCGCGCGAAACGTCACTGTCGATGACTTGCGCAAGGTGCTCGCGGATCAGCGCAAGCGCGTCAACGAAGAGCTCAAAACCCTGCCCGTCCGAATCGACGAAGCGCGCGCGTCGATGCAGTTGCCGAACGCACGCGAGATCTCGGATTCCGAGTACCTCGTCGCGGAGAACCGCAAGGACATCGAGCGCATCGACGGCTATATTGCCGAGGAAAAGGCGCATGCCGGCGGCGCAGAACTCCGGGCGCAGCTCCTCTCGGCCGAAAGCGAGCTCGTCTCGCTGAAACGCCGGATGTCCGACGAACTGATCATCCGCCGCAGCACGGCCGACGGCGAGGCCAACGCCCAGTCCGACGCATTCCGCAGGCTGTCCGCCATGCTGGCGGATGCCCGGCGCCATGCCGCAGCCACGGAGAAGCGGATCGCCGAAAAGACCGACGAGCGCGACGCCCTTCGCCAGAAATTCCTCGCGGTTCGCGCCGAGCAGTTTCAGACGGCAGACGGCGGGCTCTGCCCCACCTGCGGCCAGCCCCTGCCGGAGGCGATGATCGAAGCCGCAAGGTCGCAGTTCGACGCAGCGCGCAGAGAACGCCTCGCGAAAATACAGGCCGACGGAAAGGCCGTCGCCGCAGAAATCGCAGCGCTGCAAAGCAGCTTGGACGAGGCGAAAAAGGAAACTGACGCGCTTTCAGAACGCGCAGAGACCGCCAGAAAAGCCAGAGACGCAGCTTTTGAACGCGCCAAGGAGATTCCAAGGGAACCTGACTGGACGGCCGACCCACGCTTCCGCGAGCTTACAGAGCGCATTGACCATCTGAAGGCCGAACAGGCCAAATCCCCTGATGAGCACATCCGGGCGCTGGAAGAGCGCAGGCGGGAACTGCAGGGAAAACTCGAAAAGCACCTCGCCGTGCTCGCGCGCCGGGACGCGGCTGCAGAGACCGAAAAGCGAATCGCGGCGCACGAAAAGCGCCAGCAGGAACTCGGCGCGCAGCTCTGCGAGATTGAATCCAAGCTCGCGCTTGCCGAACGCTTCGTGCAGGAGCGCTGCACAGTGCTCGAAGAGAACATCAACGGGAAATTCCCCACAGTGCGCTGGAAGCTGTTCGACCGGCAGATCAACGGCGGAATCATCGATACATGTGTCTGCATGATCCCCTGCGAAAGCGGTTTGGTCAGCTACGAGTGCGCGAACACCGCCGCGCAGGTCAACGCGGACATCGAGATTGTCAACGTGCTCTCCAAGGCATATGACCTCTCCGTGCCGCTCTTTGTGGACAATTCTGAGCGCGTCAACCAGCTTGCGGATACCGATTCGCAGCTCATCACCCTTTCCGTTTCCAACGATCAACAACTGAAAATCATGGAGGGCTGATCATGGCAAATCAGATTCAGGCAAACGGCCTTGCCACGCTTCGCGGCGTACTCGCCAACGAGACGATGAAGCGCCGGTTTGAGGAAATCCTCAAGGAGAGCGCAGGCGCGTTCATGGCCTCGATCATTGAGCTCTATCAGGGCGATTCCTACCTGCAGAAGTGCAGCGCGAACGCCGTGGTGCTGGAAGCGCTCAAGGCGGCGACGCTCAAGCTGCCGATCAACAAGGCGCTCGGCTTTGCGTACATCATCCCCTATGGCTCGACGCCGACGTTTGTCATCGGCTACAAGGGGCTCATCCAGCTCGCCATGCGCAGCGGCCAGTATCGCTATATCAACGCCGATGTGGTCTGTGAGGGCGAAGAAATCCACTACAACCGCGTCACCGGCGCGCTTGAAATTCAGGGCGTTCCAAAGAGCGACAAGGTCATCGGCTATTTTGCCTATTTCCAACTCCTGAACGGATTCGAGAAGGCCATCTATTGGACGCGGGAGCGGGTCACCGAACACGCCCAGAAATACTCGAAGTCCTTCTCGATCAACGGCAGCGCATGGAAGACGAACTTTGACGACATGGCGCTCAAGACGGTGCTGCGCAGGATCATCTCCAAGTACGGCGTCATGTCCGTCGAGTTTGCCGATGCCGTCGCGCACGACAATGCGGACGAGCGCATCGAAGCCGAGGCCCGCGCGAACGCAAACAGCGAGCCGCTCGAAATCCCTACGGACTTCGCCGATTCCTCCTCAAAGGACAACGCCGCTGGTTCGCGTCCAGACGCCGCCGCAGATCTGGAGCCCGGCTTCTGATGCGGCTGCGGGTCGCAGCCACGGGAAGCGCGGCGAACGCCTATGTGCTCGAAGCAGAACAGGCCAGCCTGATCCTCGACGCAGGCGTGCCGGCCAGACGGCTCTTTCCTTACGTCGGAGATCTCCGCAAGGTCGCAGGCTGTCTGCTCACCCATGAGCACGGAGACCACGCGCGGGCATGGCGCGAGTACGCCTGCCTCGGCGTCAAGGTGTTCACAAGCCCCGGCACCGTTCAGGCGCTCGCAGGACAGGACGCCTTGAGCGCGACAGGGCTTCGAGCGCTGTCCCCGCTCGCCGCCGTGGACATTGGCCCCTTCCGCGTCCTCCCGTTTGGCACCCAGCACGACGCAGCCGAACCCTTCGGCTTCCTGATCCGGTATCTGCCGACCGGCGAAACCGCGCTCTATGCCACGGACACCTATTACCTGCGCTATACGTTCCCCGGCGTCCATTACTGGATCGTCGAATGCAATTACCTCGACGATCTCGTCTACTCCGAGACCGACCCCGCGCTCAGGCGGCGGCTGAAGGAAAGCCACCTGTCGCTTCGCCGGCTCCTCGAAGCCCTCCGCGCCAACGACCTGCGCTCCGCTTCCAAGATCGTGCTCGTGCACCTGTCGGACGAGCGGAGCGACGAGGCGCGAATGGTCGAAGCCATCCACGAGGCGACCGGCGTCGAAACCGTCGCGGCCAGCAGTGGCGCAGACATCGCGCTGAACCCCACGCCATTCTGAGGTGAACCATGAAGACAGTGTATTTCAGCCATGACCGGGACGCGCGCAGCGATCCCAAAGTCATCAAATTGCGGATGCAGTACGGCATGGAGGGTTACGGATGCTATTTCGCACTGCTCGAAATGATGTTTTCCGAATCCGACTACAGCCTGCCCTACGATCAGGAGCAGTTCGACGCCATTGCCTACGATCTGCGTACCAGCTTTGACATCAGGGCATTTATCGATCGTTGCATCGAAATCGGCCTGTTCGCGTCGGACGGCGCTTCTTTCTGGAGCAATGCCTTCCGCCGCCGCACTGCCGAACAGCGGGGGAAGTCGCAGTCGCGCTCTGCGCAGGCGTCCAAAGCCGCCAGCGCGATGTGGAACCGGCGGAATCCTCCGAACCCCGAGCCAACGCCTGTACCGGAACCCGCACAGGAGAGTGAACCCGAACCGGCCTCCGAGCCTGAAAGCACGCCGGAGCCTGCGCCCGCACCCGCGCCGGAATCCGAGCTGGAACGCGAATCCGAGCCCGAGCCGGACGCCGATCCCGAATGGGTGCGCGTTCTCAGGGCCTACGAGCAGAACTTCGGCCTGTTCCCTCCCGGAAGGGAGTGCGATCAGATCGTCAGCTATTACGAGGACATGGGTGCGGATGTGCTGTGCGAGGCGATTGAGCAGGCCCGGCGAGCAAAGCCCAATAAACCCGCGCCGTTCCTGCTCGCCATATTGGCGCGCTGGGCGGAGCAGGGTGTCGATACCGTCGAAAAGGCAAAGGCGGCGACCGCCGAGCACGAAGCCCGCGCGGCCGCATACAGGCGAAGGCCGGAACCGCCTCCCGAACCTCCGGCCATCCGAGGCAAATTCTACTGACTGGGGATGATTGAATGTCCGGCGGAACCGATTTCGTTCAGGCTCAGATTGAGCAGGCGGGCGCTTCGAGCTTCGCCTCGCAAAGCGCTGAAGAAAGCGTCGTCTGCGCGCTGGTCAGCAGCCCCGAGGACGCGGCGCGGTTCGCCGCAGAGCTCAAGGAAAGCGACTTCGCCTTTCCCGCGCTCGGCAAAATCCTGCGCGCCGTCCAGACAGCGCTTGCCAGTGGCCGGAAGATCGACCTCATCACCGTGGACTCGGCGCTCGGTGAAATGTATCCGTCCGAGCACGCCCAGCTCACCAACGCGCTGCTCGCCTGTGTCAACAGCCCTTCTGCCGCGATTGGGAACACCGAAGATCACGTCCGCATTGTCCGGGAACTCGCCGCCCGCCGCAGGAGCATCCAGTCGTTTGAAAGCCTGCTGAAAAGGCTGAAAGATCCCACGCAGAACGTCGCGGACATCCTCGACCAGATGCGCGTGGAGGCCGGGCAGATCGTCGAAAGCCGCCCCTGCTGGGAGAACATGACGGACGTGCTGCTCGCGACTTACGAATACCTCGAACGGCGGCAGCGCGGCGAGATCAAGGCCATCACCACCGGCATTCCCAACGTCGATGCGCTGGTCGGCGGGTTCTTCGGCGGCGAGCTGACGATCATCGGCGCAAGGCCGTCCGTGGGCAAGTCCGCATTCGGCGCAAACATCGCGCTCGAAGCCGCGCGCAAGGGCTTCAAGGTCTCCGTCGTCTCCCGCGAAATGACAGACATCCAGTACGGCCAGCGCATCCTGTCCCACGATTCGTGGGTGGATGGCATGGCGCTGCGCAAGGGCGAAATCGACGATGAAGCGTGGAGCCGCCTCGCGGAATCGCTGGGGCCGCTCTCCTCCCTGCCCATCCAGTTCGCCTTTTCCGTCCGCACGGTCGAGGCGCTGCGCATGGAGGTTCAGCGCAAGGCCGAGCGCGGAGAGATCGACATGCTCATCATCGACTACCTGCAGCTCATGCACACACAGAAGCGGTTCCGCGAAGAACACCTGCGCGTCGGCTATATCAGCAAAGCCCTCAAGGACATCGCCATCGACTTCAACCTCCCTGTCATCGCGCTCGCGCAGGTCAACCGGGAGACTGACGGCCAGATGCCGACGTTAAAGAGCCTGAAGGCGTCCGGGGACATCGAACAGGACGCGGACGGCGTGATCTTCCTGCACCGCCCGGCGGCTGCGAATGACCCCTACGTCGACCCGCGCGACCAGCCGTATTTTGATGCTTACGAGCAAAAGGGACTGACCTATCTGTGCATTGGCGTCGCCAAGCAGCGGCAGGGAGCCGTCGGCAAGGCCTGCGTGCTGTTTGACCCGGCGCACATGCGATACATCGCCATCGACCGAAACCACTGAAAACCCAAGAATACGAACGGAGGAAGCACCATGAAGAAGGAAATTTCTGTCAGCATCAAACCCGTCAATATCCAGCGCACGACCGTGCGCATCGTCGGAGACACCTCGCTGGTTACGCACAACTGGTCGGAGAAGGCCAAGCGCGAAATGCTCGACAGCATGATGAACAAGGAACTCAAGGTCAAGGGCAAGGCGCGCCCAGCGAAGGATCCCGTCGCGGAATTCATCGATTCGATGTATTGGATCGACTGCAAGCCGCAGGAAAAGACCGAACAAGGATTTGAAGCCGCCATTGCATCCGGGGCGCGATTCGGCTTTCCCGCAACCGCCATCAAGCAGGCGGCGATCAGCGCCGCCTACCGGACGGGCAAGACGAAGGACATGGCCTCGCTGCGCGGCGCGTTCTTCGTCGAGGGAGAGGGGAACGAAATGCTGGTCGAAATCAAGGGCGTTGTGCCCAAAATGCGCGAAGACATGGTGCGCGTGGGCATGGGCAAGCCCGACCTGCGCTATCGCGGCGAATTTGAGCGCGGCTGGTACATGGATCTGCTGATTCGATACGATTCCGAGGGCCTGTACACGCTCGAACAGATCATCAACCTGATCAACCTCGGCGGCTTCGCCTGCGGCATCGGCGAATGGCGCCCCGAAAAGGACGGCCAGTGCGGCATGTTCCACGTCGCCCAATCCTGACAGGGCAGGCACGGCAGGGCACGGCGCGTTGTGGCACGTCACGGCGTGGCAGGGTATGGCGCGGCAGGCGAGGCATGGCAAGGCAGTGTGCGTTAGGGCGAGGTATGGTCGGGCCCGGACTGGCAAGGCCCGGCACGGCAGGCAAGGCAAGGCCCGGTACGGTAAGTTGTGGCGTGGCACGGCGGGGCAAGGTACGGCAGGTGCGGGTTGGCAAGGCGAGGCTGGTCGGGGCACGGCATGGCGAGGCTAGACGGGGCACAGCAAGGCATGGCACGGCGAAGCTCGTCATGGCAGGCAAGCGAAAGGAGAGAATCACATGATCTACCAATGGAAAACAGGCTGCCGCCTGCAGCATCTCCCGGCGCAGGCGGCGGGAGAACTCTGCGAAGGGCTGAGCGCGGCGGGATGCCTGTCCGCGCAAAGGCTGGTCGACGTCAGCCGCCCGGAGGACGCGCCCCTGCACGGCGCATTCGAGTGGGACGACGCCATCGCCGGCGAGGAATGGCGCAAGTCGCAGGCGCGCCATATCATCCAGTCGATCGTCATCGTCCCGGAGGAATCCGAAACGGAAACGCCGATTCGCGCGTTCTTCAAGGTCGAAAAGGCCGAGCCGGATTATGAACCGGTGCGCGCGATCCTGCGCAGCGAAAGCCGGCGGGAGATGCTCCTGAAAATCGCGCTCGACGAGCTGAACAGCTTCCGCCGCAAGTACGCGGCGCTCGACGAGCTGTCCTCGGTGTTCGCCGCCATCGAAGCCGCGATCCAGCCCAAGAGACCGGAGGGGAACGCATGAACCGCGTGGTCGTGTTCTCCGTGCCCGGCGAACCCGTCGCAAAGGGACGCCCGCGCTTTTCCCGCTCCGGCGCGGCCTACACGCCCGCCAGGACGGCGAACTATGAAACGCTCGTCCGGCTGGAATACGAACGGCAGGTCGGAGAACACCGTTTCCCGCAGAGCGCAAACCTCGCCATCCGCGTGGAGGCCTACCTGTCCATCCCGAAGTCCGCATCCCGGAAGCGGCGCAGCGACATGGAACTCGGCCTGATCCGGCCCCTGAAGCGCCCGGACGCCGACAACCTCCTCAAGTCCGTCGCCGATGCGCTCAATGAAGTCGCCTATCGAGACGATTCGCAGATCGTCTACGCGGAAATCAGCAAGCGCTATTCCAGCCGCCCGAGAATCGAGGTCACGCTATGGGAGCTTTGAGCGATGCGCCCGGGCGCTCCGGCTTTCGCCGCGACGCGCAGCTCGACGCCATTTGCCGGTACGCCCTGTGGGCAGCGAAGATCTCGCGGAAACACCCCGACGACCGGCAGCTCTCCGGCTTTGCCCGAAAGGCGCTGCTCATGACGGCGCAGGAGATCGCACTGGAGCGCGAACGCCAGATCCGCCGCGACCTCCTCGCCGACCGGCTCGCCGATTGCGAAGACTGTGCCTGTACAGGCGAAGAAAAGCCCTGCGCCGGCGGAAAGCCCTGCGCATGGCGGCTTCCTGAACGGCAGCGCGCGTTTGTCCAGCAGTTCTTCGGCGCGGATGCTCTGAAATTCGTAGAACAGTACCGGCAAGGGAGGGAATAACCTTGAATCTATGCGAGACGATCTTGGCCGCTGTCGCGCTCATCGAAGCCGGCATGCTCTTCCGCCAGTGGTTCCGCCTTCAGAAAATGTGCACAATCACCAGCCTCCTCATGCGCTATATCCTCATCCAAGACAATGGGAAGCCATGCGGAACCCTCTTGGAATGCCGGATAGAATGCCTGCCGGAGAAGGAGCACGCCAAATGGATGGACGATTGAAAGATGCAAAGCTGGAAGCCGAGCGCGCGTACCACCAACGCCGGGCAAACAGCCTCCGCCAGCTTGGATTGTGCGTGCGGTGCGGGAAGCCCAATTCGGAGCCACGCTATGCGACCTGCCCGGAATGCCGGGCGCGGCAGCGGAAGCGAATGAAAGCCCGCGCATTCCGCGATGCCATGCAGACCGTTCACCCCCGCGCGGAAAGCCGTTTGGAGGCGTCCGCCCCGCCCGCGCGGGATTGCAATTTCTGCCCGTGGGCGCGGCATGAAGCCGGCGTAATCTTCTGCCTGCTGGCGGCAGGCACCTGTGCCAAGCGCGGCACGATGCTGGACGGCGGCAGTGCTGGGCTGAGCACAGACGGATCCGGTGTATGACGCGCCGAACCGCAGCCATTTTGGCGAGATCGCCGGCAAGGCCGCGATCCGCATCAAATGATTCTATGGAGGGATTTACAATGACACGCACCATGACCATGACTGTAATCCGCGGAGAGGGAGAGGGCGTAGATGTGATTGTCAACAATGTCGTCAAGCAGGAGCTTCAGCGCCAGAACGAGGCGCGCTGCGCCGAAATGGAGCGCAAACAGGCGCGCAGCGAGACCATCGAGGCCAGCCGAAACCGGCTGCTCGCCGAGCAGCTCGCCGCCACGCGCCGCGCGCTGTACCGCCGCCCGCCGCTGGGCAAGCGCATCCGCAATCGGATCGCGGATATTTGGGCGGTGTGCATTGGCACGGTGATCGTCTTGGGCGAGGCACTGGGACTGTGGGAATACGAGGAGGATTGACAAATGGATCGGAAAAAGTATGAGTTTACCGGTGAAACACGCGCCCTATCTTCAACGACAATATTGCACAGAATACGTGCCGTAATCGATATACCGAGCGCTGATGTAAATGCTGGCGATATTGGCGGTTGGATTGAGTCTGATAGTAATCTTTCTCACAGGGGCGATGCGTGGGTAGGCGGCGATGCGCGGGTATGCGGCAGTGCGCGGGTATGCGGCAGTGCGCGGGTAGGCGGCAATGCGCGGGTAGGCGACAATGCGTGGGTAGGCGACGATGCGCGGGTAAGCGGCGATGCGTGGGTACTGGCAGCAACATCTTTACTGCTACGGCAGACTGCCATAAGGGGGGACGGCCTATGTTGAGCCTGACCCCTGTTTCACTCTCCGAGGCCAACGCTTTTGTCGCCCGTTACCACCGGCACCATAAGCCGGTTGTCGGCCATAAGTTTTCTATCGGCTGCATGGCAGACGGACGGCTGGCTGGCGTCGCCATTGTGGGGCGGCCTGTAAGCCGCTATCTGGACAATGGCCTGACGCTGGAAGTCAACCGGCTTTGTACAGACGGCACCAAAAACGCTTGCAGCTTTCTTTATGCCGCCGCATGGCGGGCGGCGCGGGCTATGGGCTATCGGAAAATCATCACCTACATTCTCGACACGGAAAGCGGCGCAAGCCTGCGGGCCGCCGGATGGAAATGCGCGGGACTGGCTGGCGGAAAACGCTGGACGGGAAGCCGCCGACCTGCCGCTGACCTTTACCCCGCGCAGATGAAATATCGCTATGAACAATCCATTGACGAAAGGAGTATTTGACTAGGCGACGATGCGTGGGTAGTCGGCGATGCGCACATCAATTCTAACAAAGATTTTATTGTCATTGGGCCGATTGGCAGCAGGAATGGTTTTACTACGTTTTACAAAAACAAAGATAAGAATGTCTGTGTAAGATGCGGCTGCTTTTCGGGAACGGTGGATGAATTTCTCGCGGCTGTGCAGAAAACACACGGAGGCAACAGGTTTGGCCGGGAATACCGGATTGCGGCGGAACTTGCAAAGACACATATACTGGAGGAGGATTGACATGGCAGAGTTTTTGGAAGTCATGCGGCAGGCACAGAAGATTTGCGATACATATAAGTGCGATGATTGTCCGATGGCAGATCACGTCGATATGTGCGGACTGATTCATTCAAAATATCGCAAAGCAGGATTCTTGCTGGAATTCGAGCAGATCGTCATGCAGTGGGCGAAGGAACACCCGGAACCGAAGTACCCGACGTGGGAAGAGTGGCAGAGGGAGAACTTCCCCGAGGCTTTATACGCTTTGTGCACACGTTATTTTGTGGCAAAAGACGCATTGGAAAATATCATTGAAGAAAAATGTTGTTGTATTAATTGCAGTGAATGCAGAGCACGCCCCATCCCCGCCGACATCGCGAAGAAGCTGGGGATCAAGCCGAAGGAGGTGTGAGGCGTGGGTAAAACTACGAAGATAGATTGGTGTGATTCTACATGGAATCCTGTCACCGGCTGTCTGCACGGATGTGAGTATTGCTATGCGAGGAGGATTGCAGAACGATTTTACGGATCGTGGGACGAACCCGGGAAACGAACGAACGGATCCAATGAATTGAAATTGTTTTCTGCACAGGAATTGATGCAGAAGACGTCTCTGGAGCTGTCAGAGATGAATAGTTACGACACTCCGTTTCTGAAATGGGTGTTTGATAAAAACGGCAGCTTTAAGGGCAAAAGGGCGGTTCCTTATCCATTTGGCTTTGAACCGATGTTCCACCGATACAAGCTCGACGAGCCGCAACATTGGAAGAAGCCGCGCAACATTTTCGTCTGCGCGATGGCTGACCTTTTCGGCGAGTGGGTGCCGGATGGGTGGATTCGGGAGGTTATCGCGGCTTGTGACGCAGCGCCGCAACATCGATACTTGTTTCTCACCAAAAATCCTGCCCGGTACAAGGAGGTCGATAAAATTGTCCATTGGCCTTCGTTTGAAGAAATGCACATTGAAAAGAGCAAGCCAACCATGTTGCTAGGAGCCTCGGCGACGAACGATGCACAAATGAAATCCGCGTATGATTCTGATGCAGATTGGGTGTCGATAGAGCCTATCCATGAACCCCTATTACCCGAATGGTTTGTGTCGTCCATTGGCTCAGATGATGGCCAAAGCATAGAGTTTCGGCGCTGGGAATGGGTGGTCATCGGAGCAGAGACAGGAAATCGGAAGGATAAAATCATTCCGAAGAAAGAGTGGATTCAGGAAATCGCAGACATATGCTTACAGGAAGGCACACCCGTGTTCATGAAAGAAAGCCTCCGCGATCTGATGGGCGACGATTTCCGGCAGGAATTTCCGTGGGAGGTGTGAACGTGGAAAAACCAATTCTCGACGTTGCATGTGGTTCAAAAATGTTCTGGTTTGACAAGAACAATCCATATGTCGAATTCTGCGATAACAGAACCGTTCCCCGGCACGAATATTACCCGGGACGCTATATAGAGATTTCCCCTGATACTGTATGCGATTTCACCAATCTACCATTCCCAGATAAAACATTTTATCTAGCTGTGTTTGATCCACCGCATCTCATACGGGCAGGTGAACAGTCGTGGATAAGACTTAAATACGGTAAACTTGAAGGAGATTGGCACGATATGCTACGGCGAGGATTTCAAGAATGCTTCCGCGTGTTGCGCAAGAATGGAGTTTTGATATTCAAATGGTCTGAGGTGCAGATCCCGCTAAAAGAAATAATTCCTTTGTCTCCATGCCCGCCGCTGTTTGGGCATAGATCAGGGAAGTCCATGAACACCCATTGGTTATGCTACATGAAAATGGAGGGATGAACTTGAATAACGACCTGATTTCCCGCAGCGAGCTGTGCCTAGATCTGGTAGAGAAGGTGTGGCCTGGATGCGATATTTGCAGAGGAGATACGAAAATTAAAAGCGATAATTTCTGCGGGGCGGCAACAATGCGAATTGTGGGCGATTCTATAGATTTGCGTGGGGATGCGAAGAAAATCAAGTTTTTCGGACGCATCTATGCACCAAGTTTTTCGATAAAGTTTTGCCCGTTCTGCGGGAGGCCATTAACAGACGAGGCCGTGAAAATGGTAATGGGAGATTGGAGGCACTGGATTGAAACCGCGCCCACAGCCAAGGTCACCGGTGATACGTCGGATGGCTACCATACCTTTAACGAGCTGTATCACCATCGGGCAGTGCTGTTCAGTGTCATTTGCAATGACCGGCCGGGACTGGCTTGGAAATCGAAGAAACACCATGACGGCACCATGTACGATGGGATGTTCATCGTAGGCATTGAAACGCCGGAAGGGCAAGCTACATACCATTACGACATTGAGCCGTATTGGGATATGTTCCATGTGAAGGAAGTTGATTCCGCGCCAGAATGGGACGGGCATACACCAGACGAAGCCATTCGGCGTATCGGCACACTTGCCATGGTGAAAGACGCCGAACCCGTGCGGCATGGGGAATGGATACTTAACCCGGGCGACCTCTACAATGACGCAACGTGGGTATGCTCGGTGTGTGGGCACGAGTGGGTGCTGATTGATGGCACACCCCAGGAAAACGACATGCATTACTGCCCCAAATGCGGCGCGAGGATGGATGGAGGGATACGCCATGAATCAGATCATCGAAATTCCCTATGAACAGTCGCGCCGCGAATTTTTCCTGAGCTTGCGAGATTCCTACCGGCGCAAACTCCGCTGGTGGAAGCAGCAATACCCACATCAGCAGTACGCCCCCTCTGAAATGCACGACAAATGTGCCGAGTACGGCGCAGCCGTTTCCTACTTGCAGGATGTGCTCCGACTGCTCGAGGCAGAATCCGCAAGGATGGGCATTTCACAACCTCCCACGGAAAGGACAGAAGAAGCATAAAAGTAGGCTGCTGTGTTCTGGGAAGGTTAAGCAAACGAGGAAAGGATGGTCTGTGAAATATGAACGTTGAGTTGTTGAGTTATCCAACCGAAAGCGATTGGCTGTTCGTTAAACTGTGCGCGCTTGTAACCGTTGGCAAGAAAGCAATTAGGCCGCCCGATGGCACTTGGAAATCCAAGATACTCAATGCACGTCATTCAGTAATTCGCGAAT